CTCTTCCGATCTGGACAAGCTGTCTGAGCTGCTAAGATCTCCTCCTTATGGACTGTCCTGGAACGGATATAGCGCTGCTTGTATTGTTTATGCGTTAAAGCAGTATGAGAATCGGATCATGCTTTATTATGACGGAGTTTGCACGTTCAAAGTAAAAGACAGCTATTATGGGATCGTCCGGTATATGCTCGATCCGACGTTTCGCCGCCGCCAGTTTGATTCATGCCACTGTTTGTATATCGAATGTCTTCAGCATAAAGTGGTTAAACGATTCATCAATAAGTTATACGGTGTGAAAATGATGGTCCCAGGCTGGATGATGGGAATGCACGCCCGTTGTGTTATTGAGTCTTCGATTCGGCTCCCGCTTTCCGCAACAGATTACCATTTGTATCTGCTCACATCACTGGAGCTTATGTGGCATGATAGAGAGCAGATTACAGAATTAGCACAATACATTCAGTCAAATGAATCTATTCTTTTGGAGCAGTTCCATAATCATCTCCTGATGGATCGTCAGTTAAGCGCTGACGAACGTAAGCGATACGCAGAAGCGTCCGGCTGGCTATGGCATTGCGATCTGACAAAAGAGGGGTGAAAGCCTTGCCACAGCAACTGTTTCACTGTATATGGTGCGGCTGCGATATTACCAGCAAAGATGTTGTTGGAATCAATCGTAAGCTGTTGTCAGAAAACACATCAGAATTTTACTGCCTTGATTGTTTCGCGGAATATCTTGGCTGTGAGGTTCAGGATATTCTTCAAAAGATCAAAGATTTTAAGGAAGACGGTTGCAAATTATTTGAATAGATGTGGAAAGATTACGCTGTTTTCATAGGTAGTAATTGTAGAAACAATGATAGATAGGAGGAAGATATATGGATCTAATCACACGTTATATTCAGGAGCACTCTAACGGAAGATCTCACCCGATCTCCGGCTCCTCAATTTCCAGTGCGCTTGGCATCTCCGGTATTAAGGTCAGAGAGATGGTAAACACCGCCAGGTGTAACGGCTCTCCGATTTGCTCCAACGGATGCGGATATTATATTGCGCAGGACAAAGAAGAAGTCCAGCGCACCATGGACTCCATGCGCGGCAGAATCGCAGCTATGACAAAGGCGCTTAATGGTCTGGAATCCTATATGCGGGGTACGTCCGCGTGAGCATAGTTGTCGGAAAACATAGTACGCAGCGGACAAAAGACCGTGTAGGGATCAGTAAAAAGCTGGCGGATAAAAATGCGCAGAGAGCCTTTGAGTGTGGGATTACCCACAGTGAAACACGAGGGAGTTTGAAGCGATATATTGACGGTCTTTATTTATCACATCAGCAAGGAAATAATATCCGAATTTACCATCGTTATGTGTACATTTTTCAGCGCAATCGTCTGATAACAATTTTGCCGCTGCCAAGAAAGTATTATGACCTTGCGGACAAACTGCAAAAGAGCAAAGAGGTAGACGGTCATGTTGACGGCTGAAGAAATCCTTAGCGCAAAGAAGTGCGGCGATATCTTTAGGCGAGGTTCAAAAGAAGATATAACGCTTGAATACAGACAGCTTGCAAAGCGTTTTCATCCGGACCTTCACAAAGGCTCAGCGTCATACGATGTCTGTGTTGCTGTAATGGCTAAGCTCAATGAATTTCGAGATTGCGCGTTTTCCATGATTGAACGTGGTTTATGGGAAGAAAGCAATATAATTGAAATCCGTGACACTCATGGTAAACGATATCGCGGGCGTTATTTGAAATCTGTTCCATTTGAGCTTGGAGTGTCTTATATCGGCGCAAATACCGTCACCTATCTCTTTGACCCGAAGTATGAGCAGTTTTTCTCAAACGCGGTTCAACAGATCTCCGGACTTCGTTATGCTGACAAGGAGATGGAGAAAGAAATCTCCAGGTATATGCCGCATATTTTGTATCATTTCAAGACCCCAGAAGATAAATACTGTCTGATTATCAAAAAGCCGCAAGATGTGTTTATGTTGTCGGATGTTCAGCGTGTATTCGGCGGAAAGCTCCCGGATCGCCATGTGGCTTGGATCATAAGCCGTTTGAACAATCTGTGCTGCTACTTTTCTTATCACGGCATCGCGCACAACGGTTTAACTCTGAATACCTGCTTCATCAGCCCATCTTATCATATGATTCTTCCGCTTGGCGGCTGGTGGTACGCAACTAAGATCGGAGAAAGAATGATCGGTACATCAAAGGTTGTTTATGATGTGATGCCGGTTAAGGTCAAGAGTACGAAGCTGTCAAGTATTACGACAGATCTTGAGGCTTCAAAGCTGATTGGGAGGCAGCTAATTGATCCTGGTTCAGTTCCAAAACAAATCTTGGATTACCTAAACGAAGGATCTTCATCAAAGGCGACAGCAGAATTTTCAAAATGGAATTCAACTCTGGATTCCGCCTATGGGAAACGACAATTCGTTGAAATGAAAATCAGCGAGTCGGAAATATATCAATAATTTTTAGGAGGTTTTATTTATGGGTGGAGGAAGCTGGACTTCTCATGCCTGGGACAGCTATTCCAAGGCAACAATCGACGGAAAAACTGCGGCTGGCATCTATACACGCCGGTCTGTCAAGTCTGAGTACGATCCCAAAAATGTAAAAGTGCGCGAAAGTCGAGACAGCACGGATCATCCGGAGAGCACCGCAATCATTGTGGGACTGGATGTAACAGGCTCCATGAGCGACATCTTGGAGGGTGTGGCAAAGAAGCTCAATGTTCTTGTTTCGGAGATCCTTGATCGCAAGCCCGTTACTGATCCGCAGATTATGTTCAATGCGATTGGAGACTCTATGTGTGATAGCTGCCCTTTCCAGGCCACACAGTTTGAATCTGACATCCGTATTGCGGAGCAGCTTACACAGCTCTATTTTGAGCGAGGCGGTGGTGGGAATAGCTTTGAGAGCTATCCGCTTGCCTGGTATTTTGCCGCCAGACACACGGACATTGATTGTGTGAACAAGCGTGGCAAGAAGGGCTTTATCTTCACAATGGGAGACGATTGTTTCCCTGATAAGCTGACAAAGCGAGAAATACATGAGATCTTCGGAGATGTAATTGAGGCAGACATCCCAACAGAGGAACTTCTGGCCGAGGTCAATAGAAAATATGAGGTATTCCACCTTATTCTGGATCGCTTCGGAGACACCAGCCGAATTTCCAAGTGGCGCGATTTGCTTGGAGAACGGGCTATTGTCATAAGCGACTATACCAAGGTTCCGGAAGTCATCGTCTCTATCCTTGAAGCAATGGGCGGCAAGGATGTTGATTCTGTGGCTGCAAGCTGGGATGGAACTACCTCTATGGTCGTGAAAACGGCGCTGAACGGGCTTCAGAGCGTAAGCAAAACAGACGATCTTGTGACATTCTGAAAGAAAAGGGGCGTAGCGGCATGAGTAAAAAGATTAAAGTTGTAATTGGTGCGAATTTTGGGGACGAAGGAAAAGGTCTGATGACTGATTACTTCTGTCACAAGCTATCCGAAGACAGTCCGGTTCTGAATGTGCGGCATAACGGCGGATTCCAGGCCGGACACACCGTAGTAACTCCAGATGGGAACCGACATGTGTTCAATGGCTTTGGTGCTGGCAGCTTTAATCCTCATGTCGCTACATATTTTTCCTCAACTTTTATTCTCAATCCCATTATGTTCTGCCGTGAGCTGGATGCGATTCATTCGCTTGGACTTAACCCAGTCGTTCATATCAATCCGCTCTGTCGTATTACTACTCCTTACGATATGATGCTCAATCAAATCGCAGAGACAGTGCGTGGCGAAAACCGGCATGGTTCCTGTGGTCTTGGGATCAACGAGACGGTCTTTCGGAACAACTGTGGACGTACCCTGTTTGCCGGATTGCTTTCGACATATCCGAAGCGTTCTCTCGCCAGTCACCTTGCGGCGATTCTTGTGTATTGGCGTAAGACCTATTATCCGGAGCGGCTATATCAGCTTGGGATCAGAAAGATCCCGAACGAGTATAAGGACAAACTCAATGACAATCGAATTATTGCGCATTGGATAGAGGATGTCATGAAGATGATGGATAACTGCCATATCCAAGACGACACTTTGCTTTATTCCTATAACAATATCGTTTTCGAGGGTGCGCAGGGACTGTTGTTAGACACCGACTATAAAGCATTTGCGCCGCATCTTACGACCTCTAAAACCGGTTCCTATAATCCAAAAAATATCTTAATTCGCACTGATCTGACAGATGAAGACATAGAGATCTGTTATGTAACACGGTCATATTTTACACGACACGGAGCTGGTCCGTTTCCTTCTGAGTGCAAGAAGGAAGAAATCCTTGACGAAGGATGTGTGGATAAGACGAACCATTACAACGAATTTCAGGGGGAATTTCGCTATGGTATCTTCGATTCTGGTCTGTTCAATGAGACTGTACGTAATGATATCAAGTATTGTCATAAGGCGTTCTCACATTTGAAAAACACGATTGCAGTGACTCATCTGGATGAAACGAGTGGGCATCTTGTAATTCCAAATGCAAAGGTGAAGCCTGAGATGATCGGAGATAAAGTATATGCTTGCTTTGGTGAAACACGAGACTGTGTAAAGGAGCCGGAGTGATATGTTTAAGAAGTACACACAACCGCCTTTAACGGAAAAAGATCATCAGAATAAGATGATGTTTACACAGGAGGAGACAAATGAGTAATGTAGTAAATAAACACAAAACAGCGATTATTATCGTTGGAATTGTACTTGCTTTTGTGCTGCTTGTGGTTGGTGCATTCGCAAGCGCAAATAATAAGGCAGTATTCTACGAGGAACAGATCAACGGCGCTCAGGCCAATATCAATGTTGCGGAAAAGCGGCGTGTAGATCTTGTTTATAACCTTGTAGATGCGGTTCAGTCCTATCAGGAATACGAACAGCAGACGCTCTATTATATTACCAATGCACGTACAAGTATTGACAATGGCGATATTGAGAGCGCACAGACCACGATCAATGCTGTTGCAGAAGCGTATCCGGAGTTGAAGGCAAATGAAAATTACCAGCAGCTTATGGACGAGCTTGCTATGACGGAAAATTCAATTGCCCAGTATCGAAACAATTATAATGAACAGGTTCGGGCTTATAACCGTCTGGTTCGTTCCTTCCCAAATAACATTATCCTTGGAATTCTCGGTTATGAGAAGATAGAAACGACCTATACCAATTATGATGCTCCCGTAGACGCGCCGCAGAATTTGTTTGACTGATGGAGATTAAAAAGCGCGAGGTTCTGTTCAGCGTTATCATTGTGTTCCTGATGCTCTTCTTGGGCATCTGGCTATCTGGTGCAATCACGCGGAACGCAGCAAGAACCGCAAGTAAAGGAAAGATATCAGAGGCATACGAGAACCGTTACAACAACGGACAGCAAAGGTAAGACGCACACCAAAACTGAGGTGTATTATAGCTGGGACCGTGTTGGGTCGATAACACAACATACCGATACTATTTCGTTCTTAGGTGCAGAATTCCCGTATGAAACCATATCTGCGCCGACACAGCGTCATCCAAGCGGCTATCACTACCATGGAGCATCTGTCAGATATTATTACGAGGTCACACCTCTTGACATAGATGGAACAATATTTGCAACGCTTCAAGACAATACAATTAAGCCCACAGAACTAAACAAGGACAAAACACCGGAGGAGGTCATAGCATCTCGCATCCGTGCAATCCGAACATATCAGATTGTATTTTGGATTATTTGGATCGTCATAATTGGTGGAGCTGTATTCGGCTTTTTGTATGCAGAAAACTACTGGTTGGACTAACTTGGAGGAACAATGACAGAAATATTAGGCTTTGGGATTGCTCCTGCGTTGGAGCATTATAATATCCAGGCGAAAATGACATTTCAAAACGAAAGATTTGAAGTGTGGGAGCTTGATGAGCAGAATTTCAAAAAGTTATGTGACATCCCCGATGCGGACTGGGCAAGCAATTTTGGTTGGTGGCGATACGGCCATTGCATTTTGGATGACAATCGCTGTGAGACCTGTGAATACACGGTGAATGGCAATAAAATGCTTGGGTGGCTTCCGGACGATAATTATCACGATGCCGGATATTATAGGGATAACAAATATGATTCGTTCACGGACTGGCTTTCTTTGGTATGGAACTGTAGCACAGAAAGACATATCGCTTGTTTTGCGATCAGTCTCGCAGAAAAGAACAACTTGACGCTGGCGGAATTTATGTGCCAGTTTCAATTATCTCGTTGAACGACAATAAACAAGATACAAGGAGGCATATATGTACGCTGCATATATCACACGTATTAAAAACCTGAGAAAACACGGCAACGCAGACAGGCTTCTTTGCGGCGAGTGTTTCGGGAATACCGTGATCGTCGGTCTTGATACACAGCCAAATGAGCTTGGGATCTATTTTCCTGTGGACGGACGGCTCGGAATTGAATATGCAAGCACAAATGACTTGCTGAGAAGAAAGGACGAAAACGGGAATCCAGCCGGTGGATACCTTGATCCTGAAAAGCGAAATATCAAAGCGTTAAAGCTCCGTGGTGAAAAGAGTGACGGTCTGTTCATGCCTTTAAGCTCTCTCGAAGGATTCACAGATATCTCCGCACTTAAGGAGGGCGACACAATCACTGTCCTGGATGGTTTGACAATCTGTGAAAAGTACGTTCCTAAGAAAAAGAACTCTGAGCCTTCTGGCGGAAATCGTACCAGGAAGCGGAAAGACCCCATCGCCCCGCTGTTTATGGAGCACGCAGACACGGAACAGCTTGCCTACAATTTAAGCGCGTTCAAGCCTGGGGATCTTGTTGAAATCACACTGAAGATGCACGGAACATCTCAGAGGACGGCATATCTCCCCCGTCTGACAGGATATAAACGATCCTTCTGGGATAAGTTGTTTGGCCGTACCGGGCAGCCTGTCTATGAATATGGGTATGTATCAGGAACGCGCCGTGTTGTGTTGGACGATTATGACGGCGGCTATTACGGAAGTAACGCATTCCGGGAGCAGCACAGCAAGGCGTTTGAGGGCAAGCTGCATAAGGGAGAGACAGTCTATTATGAGGTTGTCGGTTTTACGGATGATGGGACACCAATTATGGCTTCTTGCTCCAACAAAAAAGTTGATAAGGTTGTTGGAGATAAGGAATTTACAAAGCGATATGGAGAAGAAACAGTCTTCTCCTATGGCTGCTCCCCTGTTTCGGAGGATGGGCTTCCAAAGTCTGATCTCTACGTTTACCGTATGACCATGACCAATGAGGATGGAGATGTGGTGGAGTATACGCCAGACTTCATGCGCTACCGTTGTGAACAGATGGGTGTAAAGACCGTTCCTGTACTGACAAAGTGTTTTGTCGCAGAGTACGTTCAACTGCCGGACGATGTTGGTTCTTTACAAAAGGTGGACGATTCTGGCGAATGGGTCAAACGGCAAGCAGAGCGCTATTACGATGGCCCAGATCCCATCGGGAAAACTCATGTGCGCGAGGGTGTCGTAGTCCGTATCGTTAACCGTCCAAAGTTTACTGCTTATAAGCATAAGAACTTTAGCTTCAAGGTGCTTGAAGGGATCGTTAAGGACTCTGCCTCTGCTCCAGATATGGAAGAGTCGCAGGACACAGGATCGGCGGCATGATTCCAAGCGAGGTTTTATTTCGCCATAGAAAATATGGCGTAAGGCTGGACAAGGAGGATAAAGCAGACGGTAAGCCCGTCTTCTTTATCTCCGTCCCCTCCTCGTCAGAGCTGGTCGATCATATCGGAAACGAGCTGTCCGGGAAGCGGCTTGCGAAGCAGGTAAAATGGCAGATCGGGGCCGATGCAGAGATTCGTTTCAGTATTCGCAATGAACACTGGACGTTTGAAAAGTCCAAGCATCCGGAGCTGTGCACCCCAAAGATGACAAAGGAGCGCCGGGAGAAGATCCGTAACATCGCAAGCGAGATGCTTCGTGCAGACCAGAAACGGAAAGCAGATAATATGGAAGCGTTTTTTTCCGGTCTTTTCGGAGGAATGCCATGATTGCGATTAAGGGTTTTAAGATGCCCACCGGCTGTTATGATTGTCTGCTTCGCGTAAACGGGTACTGTTCACCAATGCAGTATTGGAAGTATCGCGGTCTTGGCGACAGAGCGCCGAAATATCGTCCGGACGACTGCCCTCTTGTGGAAATCCCGGACGATGCAAAAATAGAAAGCGTTGCGATTTTCGATCAGGAAGAAGTCCATGAAAATTGCACCGTACAAATTTTGACAAACAGTGTAACCGGCGATATTTCAATCGGCTGGTGGCCGAATGACGAGGAGGAATCAGATGGCGAATAGTGCAAAAGATGAACGGATCATGCGGCGGCTCCATGAGCATCTCGATGCAGTAACGGAAAAGCATCCCCGCTGGGTTGGGATATTTTTGCAAGGGTCTCAGAATTACGGTCTTGATTACGACGGCAGCGATATTGATTCCAAACTCATCACGCTTCCGTCTTTTGAAGATTTTGTTTTGAATCGAAAGCCTGTCAGCTATACGCATATTATGGATAACAACGAGCACGTAGATGTCAAGGACATTCGTTTGATGTTTGAATGCTTTCGCAAACAGAATATCAATTTTGTTGAAATCCTGTTTACAAAATATCGGATCTTGAATCCTGTCTATGAAGATAGCTATATGCGCGTACTCAATATCCGCGAGCGTATAGGACGATATAACAATTATGCGGCCTTAAATTGTATCTGTGGCACCGCTTATGAAAAGCAGAAGGCGCTTTGTCATCCATATCCAGCCACGATAGAGAAGATAAATCGTTTTGGGTACGATCCCAAACAGCTTCATCATATCTTGCGGTTGTCGGAGTTCATGATTCGATGGATAAAAGGTGAACCGTATCAGGATTGCCTTGTGTCGAAGCTGTCGGATATGCTGGTTTCCGTTAAAAAGGACGGGGCCGGAATGCCTGTGGATGAAGCGTTAGGGTGGGCAGACTATTTTGTTTCAACGATGAAGAAGATGAAAGATAACTATATGGATACGCATGGCGTTGAGATTGATCGTGGCGTAGATGAAATCTTGAACTCGGTTCTGGTTGAAATGTTCAAAAAGGCGTTTGTTTTAGACATATCGGATGACGATGCGAAAGGAGCCTCTTAAAATGTATCCTCAGACTCTATTTATGATGGCTGGCCTGCCGTACAGCGGCAAGTCTATAATGGCAGCTCGTCTGGCAGATACATATAACGCCGTGATTCATTCCAGCGACGATATTCGAGCGGAAATTCTTGGAGACGAAAAAGATCAAACCGCTAATACCAAGGTGTTTGAAATTTTGCATAGCCGCGTTATTCAGGATCTGAAGGGCGGCAAGAGTGTCATTTATGACGCTACGAATATCAGCTACAAGCGCCGTATGGATTTCCTGAAACGGATTGAGAACATTTCTTGTGTTACAATCTGTGTCTTTATGGCAACTCCTTTTGAATTGTGTGTGGAGCGTATGAATCACCGAGAGCGCGTCGTGCCTTACGAGGTTTTAGAGCGCATGTATCGCTCGATCTGGGTCCCCGGTATGTACGAAGGATGGAGCGATATTTGGCTCAAATACCCGGACGGATTCAAACTCCGCAGTGTTGATGATTTGTTTCATGGAGAAAATGGTCTAAATCACTTTGCTCAGGACAATCCTCATCATACTTTGACGGTTGGGCATCATTGTATTACCGCATATGGAGCGGTTGATTCTGACATTCCAGAGGTACAAGAGGCTGCTCTGCTTCACGATATCGGAAAACCCTTTACCAAAACGTTTGTGAATAAAAAGGGAGAAACCACACCGATTGCGCATTACTACGATCATCAACATATTTCCGCCTACGACAGTCTGTTTTATTGTGATCCGAAGCTGGATCAAATCCAAGTAGCAAACCTGATCCAGTGGCATATGCGCCCTTATGAAATCAAGCGGTCTGATAATCCTGCAAAGGTGGCTGACAAATTCAAGGCGCTCGTTGGAGAGCAGATGTTTAATGACATTATGAAAATCCATGAGGCCGATGTAAAAGCGCATTGACCAATTTATTGGATATATACAGTAATCGAAAACAATAATAATAGGAGTTGATCGTTTTTGCAGCCGGTTTTCCAAGAGTATGTACGTTTTTTGCACGATAAGGGATGCGATACGTCTTGGTTTCGAGAAAGAACATTCTGGCTGGATCGCAATATGATTAAAGCGTTCCTGCGGGGGGGGTACACCCAATCGCACTCTACCGTGTTTCGGTAGATGATTCGCTTGAGGTTGCTCTAATAGAGCGCAATAGCATTTGCGGCCTTGATCTGGAAACCTGGGATGATACAATACGCCGTATGCTCCCACATCTTAAAGAATTGGAATCCAATAGCATTGATTTGCTGAAAACGTATTGTAAAAACACAGACAAAAGAATTATCAATCTAAATTCCACTGGAAAAGACAGTATGACGGTTACACACCTTGCAGAAAAAGCAGGGATCTCATTTCAGACTTACTTCAATGTCACTTCCTTAGATGTTGCGGAAAGCAATCGTATGGCAAAGAAGAACGGGTACATTCATATCCTCCCCAATCCGAAGTATGGCGGGTTCTATAAATATATTCAGCGGTATGATTCTGGGGGGGGGCATCCAAATGATTCCAAGTAGATTAAATCGGTTTTGTTGTGAGTACTTCAAAGAACTGCCAACAATCGAGTATTTTGATGAAGATGACAGTCTCATTTTCCTTCTTGGTATAAGGAATCAGGAAAGCAGCGCGAGATCGAAGTATGAAGATACTACTAAAAATCCGGCATGGAAAAGCCGAGATTGGATTGGTGTTCTTCCGATTCGCCAGTGGTCAGAGCTTGATGTTTGGCTATATATTTTGTCAGAAGGCATTGAGATCAATGATAAATACAGGTATGGATATAGCCGCGTTGGTTGTGGGATCGCCTGTCCGTATTACACCAAGTATACATGGGTACTCGATCAATATTGGTATCCATACCTGTTCAATCGTTGGAGAAACATCGTGCGGAATGATTTCCTTAATAATAACAAATGGCTAATAATGAACTGCACAATAGAGGAATATGTGACCAAGGCATGGACCGGAGGCGTTTATCGTGCCGAGCCGACAGAACAGGTAATACAGGAGTATGCAGATCACAATGGCCTTGACTTGCAAGTCGCCAGAAAGTATTTTAATCGCTATTGCGCTGGTGGATGTTTGAATAAGCGGAAACAGCCATTGCGTATTAAGGACAAGGAGACTTTGGCAATGAACATGAAGCTGTTTGGAAGAAATATTGACAGGTTCTTATGTAAGAAATGCCTGATGAAAGAGCTTGGCTGGAATAACGAACAGTGGAATAGACAGGTGCAGGATTTCAAAGATCAGGGCTGCAAATTATTCTAAACAATTAGGAGTGTTATAATGAGTCAAACTGAGTTGGCTGTGACCGGCAAAGATCGTACAGAGATTTCCGGTCTCAAGCCTACCGCTGTAAAGTGTGAATTGTTCCATGACAATTTTCAGAATTATAAACGATACAACATACCAAAAGCCCAGCTTGTAATTGCAGACATCCCGTATAATATCGGCGCTGATGCCTATGCGTCGAATCCTGAATGGTATGTCGGTGGCGATAACAAAAATGGAGAAAGTAAAAAGGCCAAGAGTACATTCTTTCATACGGACGGAAATTTTAAGATTGCGGAATATATGCATTTCTGTAACCGTCTTTTGATAAAGGAACCAACGGGCAGTGTGCAGCGTGGCAGATCATCTAATGCTCCTGCTATGATCGTCTTTTGTGCCTATGAGCAAATGCCGATGGTTGTGGAATATGGGAAACGCTATGGATTTGTAAACAGTTACCCGCTGTTCTTTATCAAAAACTATTCTGCCCAGGTACTCAAGGCGAATATGCGAATCGTAGGAGCGACAGAGTTCGCCGTTGTTCTATATCGTGGTAAACTGCCGAAATTCCGCAATACTGATGCCGATGGGAATCATCATATGGTTTTCAACTGGTTTGAATGGCAGCGAGATAATCGAAAGGACGTTCCTAAAATCCATCCAACACAGAAGCCGTTGTCTGTTTTGAAGCGTTTGATTGAAGTTTTTACCGATCCAGGAGATGTAGTGATTGATCCGGTTGCTGGAAGCGGAACAACGCTTCGCGCAGCCTACGAACTTGGGCGAAACAGCTATGGTTTTGAGGTCGATAAAAAGTTCTACCAAAGCGCAAAACAGCAGATGCTGCTTCCGCTGTTGCAGACCGCATCGTAAAACAATTTGGAGGAAATATGAATTATAAAACCGCCCTATTCTGCGAGTTTGATAAGTACGCCGCAGAAAGCTATTGTGCGATTCACGGCACTGATCCGTCGTTAAATATAGGGGACATTACAAAGGCGAATGAAAAAACTGTCCCAGATTTCAACACCATGTTTGGCGGCTCACCGTGTCAGGACTTCTCAATTGCGGGCAAACAGGGGGGGGGTAGCATGGACTTGTAAGAGCTGCAATCATGTATACAATCCCCTGGAAGCTCATTACAACAAAAGAGATAAATGCCCCATATGCGGATCAACCGATATCGACAAAACCAGATCATCTTTGTTAGTCGAATGGCTTCGTTTCTTACGAGAAAAGAAGCCGCGCTTTGCGATTTATGAAAATGTCAAGAATATTGTTAGTATTCGTTTTAAGCCTACATTCGATCTGTTCGTTAAGGAACTGGAGGAGTACGGCTATAATGTGTACTGGCAAGTTCTTAATGCGAAGAACTATGGTATCCCACAGAATCGGGAACGTGTCTATTGCGTGATTATTCGTAAGGACTTGGATAATGGACTTTTCAGATTTCCAGATCCGATTCCTCTTAAACACACCTTGTCTGATTTATTGGATGACAGTGTAGAAGAAAAGTACTATTTGAGCGATGATAAGGTTGCTCAGATGGTCTATACTGCCCCCCCCAAGACAGCTTGATATTAGTAAAACCGTCCGAGCAAGCGGGCGCGGATCTTCTGACGGAAAGCACACATGGGACTTGCTATACCTCGAAAATCGGCGTAAAGCTCAGTAGGAAAGGCTCTGTTGTAGACGGGTTTAGTGATGTTGCGATGACTCTATTAGCGAGAGACTATAAGGGTTTTGGGAATCAACAAATGACTGGAGTGATTGAGTATGGATAATCAAGCTGTGGTGAGTTTCAGAGTAAGAAAGCTAATTCCGAAGGAGACTTGGCGTTTAATGGGTTTTGAAGACCAGGATTTTGATAGTGCAAGAGCTGCGATGAACGAAAACCTGTATAATGGTAAGGATCGTTCTGCATCTCAGTTATATAAGCAGGCCGGTAATAGTATTGTAGTAGACGTATTATTACATATCATGGAAAACCTTTACAACGCAATGCCGTATTTATTTGAGGATATTCAAGTTGGATCGTTTTTCAGTGGAATAGGAGCATTTGAAAAAGCGCTGTCTCGGCTTGGGAACGAACCCAAAGAGGGCTTGCCGGATTTGCCAGAAATGGAGCTTTCGCAGGTTGGATACATCAACGACTACAACGGCGACGCAAATAGGATCTACGACGGTTCTACCATCTCCCGTGCGTTAAAAGCGGAAGCTGGCGGCGGCGGCGCGAAAACCGGGTGGTATGCACTTCCTGATAATACCCCCCCCACAGCCAAAGCAGGATAGTCATAGATGACACGATGGGATTTGATACAGAACCGCGAGTATATACCGATATCTGTCCGAGCATACGAGCAAGCAGATCTGGATTAAAAACTGTCGGAATAATAGATCCACAAGGTAGGAAAACAAAGCAATGTAAAGTTACAGATACTTGTCCAACTCTTAGAGCACAGATACATGGAAATCCTCCTTGTGTTATACAGAAGCATGAATAATAGAAAGAAAAACCGTTGATACTATTGACATTTCAGCAGAAAGTGGTATACTATCATTGAACGACATTAAACGAGATATTCGACAGGCATATAGCCGGAATACTTAATATAAAAGCGAACACAAAACAGACAAAGGAGCTAAAATTATGACAAATCCAATTCGTTATATGAGCGACGTTTCTCCTGACTTTCTGAACGAACTTCTGGGATTCGGAGCTGTAGGCAAGGTGACTCCGGTGGTTGCTCAAAAAAGTGCTTTGATGGAGTCCCCTGTAAGACTTACCATCAGTGGCAGAGTGCTTCCGGAACCGGAGCGCGTGATCTTCAATCCTCCCGCAACCATCGTTTACTGGTCTGATGGAGACAAAACTGTTGTCCAGTGCTATAATGACGAATTCTCTGAGGAATTCGGATACGCCATGGCCTGTATGAGAAAGCTGTATGGCAATCGTAAGACTTTTAAGGCTTGCTTTGCTGATGCGCAGAGAACCACACAGAACAAGGACAAGAAGGAAAAGAAGCAGAAACGGGCGCAGTCCGCTGATCCTATTTATACATTTGTCGGTCATAAGAAAGACGATGGCAATTTTGAAATCGACAAGCTTATGCGTGATTTTGCCGGTGATAACAGTATGAGAGTTGCAACTGCTTTCCGTGTAACGGAAGATGGCTGAATATGTATGTGTGGAGTGTGGATGCCAGTTCGATCAGCCTAAACGCTGCGTTGAAAAACATGGTTTGGACACTCCGCCATACGAGATCTATGATTGCTGTCCTGAGTGCGGCGGTACTTATATTGATGTTATTTACTGTGATAGCTGCGGAGACCCCATTGTAGGGGACTATATTGTTCTGAAAAGCGGTGAGCAATATTGTGACAATTGCTTCACGCATCGTAATAACATCGAATTGTAGGAGGTTTGGAATGGTCAATATCGAGAGTCGTAAAAAGGAATTTCTTGATATTTGTAAGAAGTACATTAAGCGTCCTGGCATAGATGCTTTTCTGAATTGGCTGGAGAATGAGACGGACTTTTTCGTTGCCCCGGCCAGCACAAGATTCCATGGCAGTTATAAAGGTGGTCTGCTGGATCACTCATTGAACGTTTATTATGCGTTCAAGAACGACATTAAACAAGTATATAACATTCCAATTTCAGACGAAACCATCGCCATTATTACACTGTTTCACGATACTTGCAAGGCAAATTTGTATGCCGTAAGTACCAGAAACGTCAAGAACGAGTCCGGTGTATGGGAAAAAGTTCCGTACTATACTACGGACGATCAGTTCCCGATTGGTCATGGCGAGAAATCTGTAATTCAGATTATGAAGTATATGCAATTGACAGACGATGAGATTGTAGCAATTCGCTGGCATATGTCCGGATTTGACAGCGCGGCAAAGGGCGGGGATTATGGCCTGAGCAGCGCTTACAACAAATATCCGATTGCAGTTATGCTTCATTTGTCTGATATGGTAGCAACCTATCTCATGGAGGAACGTATTGGCAGTTGAACAAATGACGTTAGTTCAGAAACTTGCGGCAATCCGATCTATGGTAGAGGTAATCCGCAAGAACAAATCGAGCTATACCGGAAAGTATGTTTCCGAAGATAAAATAATGGCGAAGGTCGCAGCGGGCATGAAGAAATATCACGTAGTTCTTCATCCCAGTGTTGTGCCTGGCACTATGACCGTTACTCCGGTGTCCTACACGAAAACAAAACGCAGTAAGTCCGGAGACCCGATTGTAGAGGAGATCAACGAAGTGTTGGTCACAGGAGAAATGCTTTATACCTGGATCAATACCGATAATCCGGACGATAAGATTTGCGTTCATTGGTATATGGTAGGTCAGCAGGGGGATGCAAGTCAGGCATTCGGTAGCGCTTTGACATACACGAATCGGTATTTCCTGCTTAAATTCTTCCAAATTGCAACTCCTGAAAATGATCCAGATGCTTGGCGTTCTGATAAGGCAGAAGCCGAGGCAGAAGAAAATCGTATGATTGCAGATGAGATTTTGGAGAAAGTCGATGCCCATGTTAAGGCGTTTCTGGAATCCACCAATAACTCTGATGCAGCCAGAAAAAAGCTGATTTCTGTGGTGAAGAAAATTGTACGAGATGATAACGATAAACCGTCTGCCGATTATGCAAGTTATGTAGCAGATCCCGACGTAGCCGCAGAGCTGCTGGAATCATTGAAGAAGAACTGCCCGATCACTTCGGGAGGCGATAATAAAGGAGGAACTTAATAATGGGATTTCGTCAGGGAGCATACGCCACTGTATGGGAAATCAAAGCCCAGGGCGATAACTTTACAAAGATTCGTGTGTCAATCAGTCGTAAGAATAAAAAGACTGATGAATGGGTGAACGATTTCAATGGATTCGTCAGTTTGATTGGCGAAGCACATAAGAAAGCAGACCGCTTGGCAGATATGATCGGAGATGGCGAGAGGGCGCGAATCAGACTTGGATCGTGCGATGTATCCAATCGTTATGATAAGGACGAGGAGCGAGAATATACAAACTTCACGCTTTTCGATTTTGATTTTACAGACGATCTGTCTTCTGATAGCGACGAACCTTCATCTGAAAAGTCTGAGAAAAAGCCAGCCAAGAAGCAAGCGGCAAAAAATACCGCGAAAAAAACTTCATCCAAAAAGAAATCTTCCGCGCTTTTAGATGATAGCGACGAGGCAGAATCGGAGCCTGAGTTGGACGAAGAAGATCAGGATCTTCCTTTCTGATCTGAAATGAAGGTTATACCATGCGGTACGATCTGGTCATTTCCGATATGGTGTGGAGCTATTCAAGATTAAGCTCTTTTTCAGATTGTCCTTATAAATGGTTTCTAACATATCTTTACCGTGAAAATGGAAAGCAGTTGAATAAAAAGAGCGGATTCTTTGCGGAGTACGGCACGTTTATTCATTCTATTCTTCAGATGTATTTAAGCGGAGTGCTTCGCAAGGAAGACCTCTCAACGTACTATTTATTGAACTTTCGGAAGAACGTAAAATCTAAAGCTCCGAATGTAACGATATACAAGAACTATTTCGACCAAGGATTTCAGTATCTGGATACCGTTGTTTTCCCGACGAGAAAAATACTTGGTGTCGAGGATGAAGTTTATTTTGAATTCGCTGGAAAGCCATTCAGAGGGTTTATAGACGTTGAAACAGAAGAAGATGGAAAACTTATTGTTACTGACCATAAATCCAGGGCGTTGAAACCGAGATCGACACGATCTAAACCAACGAAGTCAGATCTGGAGTTAGACGGATATCTGCGTCAACTCTATGTTTATTCTGCGGCAATCAAGCAAAAATACGGTAAATTTCCTGACATTTTGGAGTTTAACTGTTTTCGTCCACAAATCATGATTCAGGAGCCATTCAAACTGAAACGGTATCATCAGGTCGAAGACTGGGCTTGTTCTGAGATAGAAACAATCACGAAAAATGACTCATGGCACGCAGCTCCGCAATACTGGCGGTGCAATTATCTGTGCGACGTGTGTGCCGATTGCGAATACTTTACAAAGGGGTGATCTTCTGCAAATTGACCGCGATATCATTATGGAAGCAAAAGAAAAGCTCGGAGACGACAATGCTTTCATTATTGCGCGTGAACTGGATATACCGGATTTTGACGAGCAAAATTTAAGATGCTGCTGTCCGTTCCATCAAGAAGATCATGCATCGTTTATTTATAACAGGAAGAACTATTCTTTTCATTGCTTTGGATCGTGCGGTAAAAACTACGATATTCTTGACGTTTTTATCCATAACGGGATGACGTATCTTCAGGCTTGCCAAAAGCTATTTGATTTGGCCGGGATCAAATACAGCTTTGGTGAGCTTGGGATCAAAACAAAGCACCAATACAAATATCCAAAGGAAGTCCCTCTTGGTGACAAGTCAAAGGTTTATCAATATTTTAGCAAGCGGAAAATAAGTCCCGAAACATTGGACTATGCAGATGTCCGACAGGACGACGAAGGAAATATCGTCTGGAATTATTATGACACCAACGATGTCCTGACTATGGTAAAGTACCGCCCTTCCAGAAAGATTAACAAGGGCGAAAACAAGTGCTGGTGCCAGAAGGGGGCGGATACCTGTAATCTGCTTTTCAATATGAATCGTATCAATGTAACCGCTCCCCTTCTAATCTGCGAGGGAGAGCCTGACTGCCTTACGGCAATAGAATCCGGATATACAAACACCGTATCTGTACCGCTTGGAAGCCAGAATTTTCATTGGATCGAAGAAAACTGGGATTGGTTGGAGCAGTTTGAGAGCATCATTGTGTGTTCTGATAATGACGAGGCTGGTATCAAGATGCAGAAGGAAGTAGTGTATCGTCTTGGTAGCTGGCGCACAAAGGTCGTCGATGTTCCACAGTATGTGGATCTCCAGAACGGTGAAAAGCGCCCGGTAAACGATCTTAACGAAGCACTCTATTACTTCGGTAAGGAAGCGGTGTTGGAAATGATCTTGAAAGCTAAGGATTGTCCGGTGCCAGGTGTGATCGACTTCTCTGATATTCAGGACGTGGATCTCGATCAGCTCGACGGTATTACCACCGGTGTAAAGCCACTGGATCGATATTTGATGAAGCTATTTAACGGAACTTTGAATATCATAACCGGTATCAATGGTGCGGGCAAATCCAGTTTTATCAATCAAATAATTTGCCAATCTATTGAACAGGATAAAAATGTCTTCTTATTCTCTGGTGAGCTTCCGAATTTCCAGACAAAAAACTGGCTCAATTCTGTTTGGGCAGGCCAGAGACATATTGAGGAACGCCATTTCGAGGAATCTACATACTATAAAGTCCGTCCAGACGCAAAACGGGAGATCGAAAACTTTTATAGAGGCAGGCTTTATATCTATGAGGATGGTCGATCAAATAAAATGACTGACCTTATGAAAACCATGGAGGATTCTGTCAGGAAATACGGAACAAAACTATTGATTCTTGACAATCTGACCGCTATCAATCTGGAATGCAGCGACGACAACAAATATAACAAGCAGAGCGATTTTATTATGCAGCTTATCGCGTTCGCTGTGAAGTTTAATGTCATTGTTCTGCTGGTTGTTCATCCCCACAAGATTGATACAATGCGCCGTCTCAACAAAATGGATGTTCAGGGCATTTCCGCAATTATTGATCTTGCGCACCGTATTATCAGCTTGTATCGCGTGTCTGAAAAAGATCATCAAGGAGAAAGAAAGCTCAATGGCGACGGATGGCGCGTAAAGCCGATCAAGGAAGATGTTCTCATTGACATATTGAAGGACAGGATGCTCGGATACGAGGGGCGAAGTGTTGGCGTTTATTATGACCAGCCGTCACGCCGATTCTTTACTAATGAACAGGATCTTGACCGTAGATACTCATGGGATAAACATCAACCTGTCGGCCCTCTCCCCTATCCGCCTGTGCAGTTATCAGAGTCTGAGGAGGAAGACGATGTATTTGGGACGGTATAGACTGGAGGATTGAATGATAAAAACAGTAATAATATTTCCGGCATATTTAAGAGGTAACTCCCAATGACACCGCAAGAGAATTATACCGTTTACCATCTTCATTCAGACTTGTCACTGCTTGATAGCGCCACACACTTTCAAGATTATATAGACAAGGCCATTGAACTTGGGCAAACGGCTATTGCATTCACAGAGCACGGAAATATATATCAGTGGGTCGCAAAGAAAATGGCCTGCGACAAAGCGGGTATTAAGTATATTCACGGTGTAGAGTGTTACCTAACTGAAAAGCTAATCTGGACAGATGAAAATGGCGGCGAATATAAGGTCAGAGATAATTATCATACGATCCTTCTTGCAAAGAACCTTGACGGTTTACGAGAAATCAACACGCTTGTCAGTCAGTCTTCACAGCCGTCACATTTTTACTATAAGCCAAGAATCACATTTGATGAATTTTTGAAAATTTCGGATAACGTCATTAAAATCAGCGCTTGTCTTGCTTCTCCGCTCAATAAGATGAGCATCACCCATCCAATATATGAAAGGCTTGTCAAGAAGTACGACTATTTGGAGATTCAACCTCACGATCATCCTGAACAGATCTCATACAATTGTCATCTCGCAGAGCTTTCTGAGAAATACGGCATTCCATTGATTGCTGGAACTGACACACACAGTCTGGATTCTTACAAGGCTGCTTGCAGAACCATCATGCAATATGCCAAGCACATTGAGTTTGCAGATGAAGATAAGTTTGATCTGACTATGAAATCCTTTGTGGAACTCAAAGAAATGTTCCAGAAGCAGAATGCTCTACCGGAATCATTATATATGGAAGCTATCCGAAATACGAATGTCATGGCTGCTTCTGTCGATGATTTTACACTGGATGTAAGCTTCAAATATCCAAAGCTCTATGGGGTAGATGATAAAGCGGTGTTTGAACAGACAATATCGCAAAATCTATCATCAAAACTTCAGGAGGGTGCAATTACACCAGATCAGTTTGACAATTTCATTTCCTCGATTAAAGAGGAATGCAGAGTGTTCGACAAAATTGAAATGTCTGGCTTTATGCTGTTCATGAGCGAATTGGTGACATGGTGTAAAAGCAATGGTATCCCCATTGGTTTTAACCGTGGGTCGTGCGGAGGATCACGAGTTGCCTACGTTACAAATACCACCGATTTGAACCCTGAAACATGGCATACCGTCTTCTCTCGTTTCGCAAATGAGGATCGGAAGGAAATCGGAGACATTGATATTGACGTGTCGCCATCTGACCGCGATAAGGTATATGATTATATCATCAATCGTTTTGGTCAAGAAAACACGGCGTTTATCCTTGCCATAGGTACGATCAAAGCAAAGGGCTGCATCGACGAGATATGCCGAGCGCTAAGCGTGAAATGGAACAAAGAACACCAACACGAGGTCAAAGATCTGAAGGCGCTATTGACTGCATTGAAGGATCTTAATGTTGAAATTGAATACGGCAATTACGGCGACGAATACTATTTCGATAAGACAAACGGAAAGCTCCTATTCCCGGATACGATGTCTGACGGTACAGATAGAAACGGTCTGATAAAAAAATATACAGCAGAGTATGAACAACTCAAAGCAGAAAATGAAAAAATCTTCGCAAGGAATCCGTGGGTAGGAAAAATCAGTACCGAAATTAAGGATGCTTTAAGTCCGATTACAGATCTCGCAAAAGAGGCCGGAGATCCAGGTACGAAAAAGTATAGAGACTTCCTGCTGAATCATCATGGATATAAAGAGCTGGCAGAAAAGTATCCTGACGTGTTCTATTATTTTGAAGGCTTGCTTGATGTCGCTATTTCTCAGTCCATGCATCCGGCTGGGATCGTGGCAAGCCCTGTCACTCTTAGAGATAATTACGGTACGTTTATCTCTGAGGGAAAGGAAATCCTTCAAATTGATATGGAGTGCGTCCATGAAGCCGGATTGGTCAAATACGATATTCTTGGTCTTAAAAATATCGAGATTATAAAGGATACCTACAAACTGATCGGGAAACCGTATCCGAAGTCGCATGAAATCAATTGGGATGATGAAAAAGTCTGGAATGATATTCTACGATCTCCAGTTGGAATATTCCAGTTTGAGTCTGCATTTGCGTTCGATAGCTTAAAGAAGTTCAAGCCAAGGAGCATCTATGATATGTCGCTGGTTACGGCCTGTATCCGTCCGTCAGGAGCGTCCTATCGTGATGAGTTGCTCCAGCGGAAACCTCATACAAATCCGTCTCCAATTATCGACGAGCTGCTAAAAGATAATCTTGGATATTTGATCTATCAGGAGGATACGATCAAGTTTCTTCAGCAAATATGCGGTCTGTCCGGCAGCGAGGCGGATAATGTGCGACGAGCAATTGGGCGCAAACAAAAGGATCGCCTGGAAGCAGCGCTTCCATCAATTTTGGAAGGATACTGTGCCAAGTCCAATCAGCCGAGGAAAGCTGCGGAGGAGGAAGCAAAGGAATTTCTGCAAATCATAGAGGACAGCGCATCATATCAGTTTGGATACAACCATTCAATTGGTTACTGTATGATTGGCTATCTCTGTGCCTATCTGCGATATTATTACCCAGCAGAATTCATAACGGCATATCTTAATAACGCAAACAATGAGGAAGATATCAAAAACGGCAGCTCTCTGGCTGAGCTTTATGGAATTCAAATCGTCCCACCACAGTACGGCGTTTCAAAGGATTGCTATGTCTACGATAAAGGTCAGAATGTAATAGCCAAAGGTATCGTATCTGTAAAGTACATGAACAAGACGGTTGCAAATGAGCTTTATGAACTGTCAAAAACAGAGCATCCCGAAACCTTTATGGAACTGCTTTCGTTGATATCAGAAAAGACATCACTTGACACCAGACAGAGGGACATTTTGATAAAGATTGATTATTTCAGAGATTTCGGAAATATCACCGAACTGTCCCGTCTTGTCGATCTATTTGCCTTTACAAAGAACGGGACGGCAAAGAAAATTCAAAAAACGAAGGTGTCTGGGCAGATGGCAGAACTTGTATCTCGTTATGCCACAGATCTTAATAAAAACGGAACGGAAGCAAAATCCTATACGATATTGGATATGCATGGGCTGTTAAACGCCATGGAAATGCAGGTGATGTCATTAAATCTTGGAGATATAGACCTAAAGATCAAGATACAAAATCAGCTTGAATATATGGGCTATATTGATTTGACCACCAAGCGTAAAGAGGATAGACGTAAGCTCTTGATAACAGATGTTTATGCCATGAAAAGCAAAAATGATGGCACTATCTGGGGATATGCAATCCAAACCCGCTCAATTGGAAGCGGGAAAACAGCCAGACTGACTATCAAAGCGATAAAATACGCAAAAAAGCCAGTAAAGCGGTTCGACATTATTCAGGCCAACGATCTATGGAAAAACAAAAGCGGATATTGGTATCTGCAAGACTATGATTTGATTGCCTGATTCAAAAAAGGAAGTATGTAGTATGATGCCAAAGTATATTCGTGACCAGTTTAGAACGCTGTCTATCATAATTCTCCTGTTCGCCTCAGTTCTCGTCGGCCTATCTTGTATTTTCGATCACTCGGATGCTTACAATGCTGAAGCAATTGCCGTATCCAGTTTTGTTTCAGAAGAACCACAGAATAGCGATTGTCCGAGAACTATAATTGAAGTGCAAAGTGTTCCTAATGGAAATAATGCTTCGGGCATCCAAGCCTCAATTGATGAGGAAGATTATCCGATTATCTCCCAAAAGGAATATTCCGATGACGATTTAGACCTGCTTTCTCGCTTGATAAATGCAGAAGCCGGTTCTGAGTGGATTCCGGATCTTGTTCAATTATATGTTGGTAGTGTGGTTATCAATAGAATGAAATCGGATCTATATCCTGATTCGCTATATGATGTGATCTATCAAGATGGGCAATATTCTCCCGTTATGGACGGGAGCATCAATAACACACCCGATAAACGTACAGTGGAAAACGCGAGGCGGCTGCTGGACGAAGGAAGTATCCTCCCGGCGAATGTGGTTTTCCAGGCAAATTTTGTACAAGGGGACGGGATATTCTACGAGTATTATGATGAATACCTTGGTACAACTACTTATTTTTGTTACTTAGAACGACATTAAACAAGGTGATAAAATGGCATCTATTTCAAATGTTGAAGTAAATGGGCTGGCAAGCTCCATTTTTCGCAGTGGATATCCTATGAGATCCACGGCTCCGACTAATGAGGAATTCACAGCAGAAGTTGCAAAAATACGTGACAGTATTGCTACTGGCGACAATAGCAATCCTCATATTAAGCGAGTTTGTACATTGGCGCAGGCTCCAGGTGGCGGACACGATCAGTTCCTTACAGGAATTACGGTTAATTTTGATCTCACCCTGTCCAACAAAGCCTGGGTGGAGGCGGAGCGGTACACCTTCCTGAATTTCATCTCCTCCATGTCCACCATGCACAGGATTGCAAAGATGGATATTAAGAACTGCTGCAATGCTTACACGTCAACAATCGAGATCGAAAACGTAGAACGTTTGAGAGAGCAATACAACAATATTGACGGCGAAAAACATCCGGAGGAAAAGAGAATTGCATATCTTGACCTTCTATATAACCTTCCGTCCGGGTTTGAATTGACTGCAGGAATGACTACCAACTACCGGTGTCTGAAGAACATCTACGCCCAGCGGCGGAATCACCGACTCCCGGATTGGCATGTGGTCTGCGACTGGATCGAAACGCTTCCATTGGCGGCAGAACTGATTACGGGCAAGACCGAATGAGAGTGATCTGCATTTCCGGCAAGGCTCAGCACGGGAAAGATACGACGGCGAAACTTATGAAAGAGTATCTTGAAGATAGCGGGCAATCTGTTTTGATTGCTCACTATGCAGACCTTGTTAAATATGTATGCAAAACCTTCTTCGATTGGGACGGCCAGAAGGATGAAAACGGGCGGCACCTCCTGCAGTATGTTGGAACTGATGTTGTTCGGACAAAGCGACCCAGCTTTTGGGTGGATTTCATTATCGACATACTTAATCTATTTGGAGAGAAATGGGATTATGTATTGATTCCGGATTGCAGATTTCCAAATGAGATTGATGTTATGAAGAAAAACGGGTTTGATGTTACATCCGTTCGTATTGTAAGGACTGATTTTACAAGTCCGCTCACCACAGAGCAGCAGCAGCATCCTTCCGAAACAGCTCTCGACAGCTATTCGTTCGATTACACGATTTATAACGGAGGCCAAAATATCGACTCTCTGCGCCATGCTGTAATCCATTTATTCAACGATGGTGTCCTGTAATGATTATTTTGTTTGATATGGATGATGTGTTAGAGGATCTTCTTGGTTGTTGGGTAGCCGATATAAATAATCGCTATGCCGCTCGGCTCCCAAGACCTCTTTCACCGGAAGAAATAACAGATTGGGATATTAGGTCTTTTTATCCATGCCTTTCAAAGCAAGAGGTCTTTGCCCCATTGTTTGATGCAAACATGTGGGAGAAGCTGCAACCAATGCAAAACGCTCAGGAGATCGTACAAAAGCTGAAAAATGACGGTCATACGATTCGTATTGTAACCGCTTCACATTATGGGACTTTAGTTCCGAAAATGAAGCGTTTCTTTGAATTGTATCCGTATCTGACCTGGGATGATGTCATTGTTGCAAGCGATAAGAGCTTGATTCATGGTGATTTGATGGTGGACGACGGATTTCATAATCTTGAAGTAACACCATGCAAAAAGAAGCTCTTATTTTCTCGTCCGCATAATCTCACAATTGATCTTGGCAGTACTGGTATCGAACGTGTATTTAATTGGGATGAGATATATGGGATTATTTCAAATATGACGGAGGAATTGAATGATAACAGAAATTAAAAAACGAGACGGACGCACAGAGCCTTTTGATGCCGGAAAAATCGTTGGCGCTATCCAGAAGGCAATGCAGCAGGCTGGTGAGGTTGATGAGGACGTAGCACTTCGTATCGCAAGCAAGATCGCCAATACACAGTCTCTGTCAGGAGCTGTTGATGTAGAGAAGATTCAGGATATGGTCGAGGACGGCTTGATGGGCAGTCGATGCAAGAAAACGGCAAAAGCATATATCAAATATCGTGAAAAGCGTAATCAGGAACGGCAAAAAAATAACGATTTGAATAAACAAATCGAGGATATTCTGCTCTGTAAAAATGTTCAGAATCAAAATGCTAACGTGGATGAGCATTCCTTTGGTGGGCGCAAATTTGAAAGCGCAAATGTTCTTCATAAAAATATTGCGCTTAGCGCTTTTATTCGTCCGGAGGTCGCTCAAGCTCATAGAGAATCCAGAATCTATATCCACGATCTGTCGGAATACGATATCGGTTCGCACAACTGCCTGTTTGCGGATGTCAGCCGTTTGCTTAACAATGGTTTTGCAACCAGAAACGGCGATGTGCGTCCGGCAAATAGCTTTTCAACAGCTTGCCAGTTGATCGCCGTGATCTTCCAGATCCAAAGTCAGGTGCAGTATGGCGGAGTTGCCTCCTGCCATTTGGACTATGACCTTGCTCCGTTTGTCAAGAAGAGCTTTCTGAAGCATTTTTCGAGAGGCTGCAAATATATTGGACGGTTGAATGATGAAAATATCCAGGCCATGATTGCCTATGCAAAGCAGAAAGACCTCTCTATCGACGATCCATATTTTAAGCGAAATGATAGGATCTACAAGTATGCAATCGATATGTTGGAAAGTGAAGGCGGTCAAGCGGCGCAGAGCTTGTATCATAACCTTAACACGTTGGAAAGCCGTGCAGGATCTCAAATTCCATTCACATCCATCAACTTTGGAACCGATACATCTACGGAGGGTAGGATGGTTTCCAGGTGGCTGATGGAGGCCAGTCTTGCCGGTATCGGGAAATACTATTTAACACCGATTTTCCCTATTTCAATTTTCAAGTATAAGCGCGGTGTTAATGCTTCAGAGGGAGATCCAAATTACGATATCAAAAAGCTGGCGATCCAGTCTTTAAGCAAACGGATCTATCCGAACATTGTAAACTGCAATTTCTCACAAAATATTGAGGAACCTGGGAATCCAGACACAGAGATGGCGACTATGGGATGCAGGACGATGATGGGGTATGACAGAAACGGGCTTGGCTATTCAAAGGTTGGGCGCGGAAATGTATGCCCGACCACTATGAATCTGCCAAAGATCGGTATCAAGCACGGTATTTGCCTCGGAGAGCGCGATACTGCCGATCTGGACGGGTTTTGGGAGGAGCTTGACGAAGTACTTCGGCTAACAGAAATGTCGCTCGTAGACCGTTTCTACCACGTTTGCAAGCAATCCGTAGCCTCTGCAAAATTCATGTATGGCAATGGAACGATTGCAGACTTCGACCAGGCTTCTTTCCGTGGGATCTACGAGGCCATGAAACATGGTACGCTTGCCGTTGGATATATCGGTATTGCGGAGATGTGTCAGGCTCTGTTTGGAAAGGATCATTCAGAAGATCCAGACGTGTGGAAGTTCGCTATAAGCGTAGTCGAACACATTTCCGATTTCTGCAAAGCGGCAAGTGAGAAACACGGTCTGAACTTCTCCTGTTACGCCACTCCCGCAGAGAATCTCTGCAAAACATACGCAAAAGCGCTTAAACAGGAGTTCGGAGAAATCCCAAAAGTAACGGACCGCGATTACATTACCAACTCCCATCACGTACCTGTATGGCAAAAAGTTTCGATTTATAAGAAGCTGGAGTTGGAGGCTCCGTTCTGCAAGTACCCAACTGGTGGTTAATAGTAGCTTCCAGTATAAAAAATTCCGTGAACCAACAAGTGTTGGGTGTACAATTCACTATAAATGGCGCTGTAGGAAATGACAGCTTGGAATTGTGCTAACAGGGGAAGCCTAAGTCAAATGATACGGTAATCCTGTGGCAAGTTGTTTGTTGTAATTCAAAAAAAAGAGTGGTGAGTATGCGATAGAGGTTTGGAAACAAATTGACGAAGCCCCAATGTATATGGTTTCTAATTATGGGAGAGTAAAATCGTTGTATAAAGACCATCTAATCCTGAAACAAAAAATTGATAAGGACGGGTATAAAGAGGTCGCGCTCTGGGCGCAAAACGGACGGTACATTTATCGTAGGGTGCATCGGCTTGTCGCATCGGCATTTATTGATAACCCGAACGATCTACCAATTATTAACCATAAAGATGGGGACCCATCTAATAATTGTGTTGAAAATCTTGAATGGTGTACTAATTCGCACAATCAATTACACCGTTATAGAGAATTGGGTGGAACATGGGATGCAACCAGAGTTGGAAGAAAATATACATTTACCGAAGTAAATGCTTATAACACTGTAACTCATGAGAGCCTCAGCTTTGATTGCGTTTTAGATTGTGCCAGACATTTTTCTGTTGATGAATGTTGTATTCATAATAGACTGCATGGGCGTACTAAAAATCCATCAAATTCTCCAAAATCAAAAAAGTTAAACAACTGGTATTTTACAACAAACAAAAGCTCAAACGACCATCCCATTGGCACAACAGTGCAATAGGAGTAGGGGCGTGGCGAAATTCCACGCTGGGTGAAAGTCCCTTAAATCGAAGTGCGGAACATTGAAGATATGGTCTACTCCCACTGATTGGATCAGTGTTAAAGTACCGCGAAAGCGGGGGTATTAAGGTGCATTACTTACATCGAGCTTGAAAGCTCAGTAATGAAAAATTCCAAGGCGATTGAGGATATCATCGACTACGCAATGTCGCTTGATATTCCGTATCTCGCATTTAACTTCCCAATCGACTCTTGCCTAAAGTGCGGTTATCAAGGCGAGATTGAATATAACTGCCCGAGATGCGGCAATACAGAGATTCAGCGGCTACGTCGTGTGACAGGCTACCTCACAACTGACTACCGTAATTTCAACGAAGGAAAAATTAAGGAGTGCCTGGATAGAGTAAAACACAGCAATTACACCGATTTCACAGAAATGGAAAAGCGAGAGTAACCTGTGAATATTGCCGGTATCAATTTTGAATCCATCGTAGATGGTGTGGGTGTGCGGGTCGTGGTATTCGTAAGCGGTTGTCTTCACAATTGCAAGGGATGCCACAACCCCGCCTCCCATTCATTTACAGCAGGCCAACCTTTTACCGAGACACTCCAAACAGAAATAATTGAATATATCAGAAATACGCCGTTTATTTCTGGTCTTACATTGAGCGGTGGCGATCCAATGTACAGCGCGAAGGATCTCATTCCGTTCATATCAGCATTAAGGCAGGAAATCCCGGATATTTCGATTTGGATTTATTCCGGATTTTCATATGAAGAAATTATGTCCGATCCAGAAATGTCTGCGCTGCTACAATACTGTGATGTCTTGGTTGACGGCGAATTTATATTAGAGCAGCGTGATATTACTCTCCCGTATAAGGGCAGCAGGAATCAACGCTTGATTGACGTACAGCAGTCAATCCATAAAAACACAGTTGTTATATATGAGGTGTGAAAATGACAAAAACAATTAAAATCAAATATGCTTCTGAAGACATTGAGAAGCTTTGTTATATCGATGGGAAATCTGATTGGATCGACCTAAGGGCGGCAGAAGATGTTTCTATGAAAGCGGGAGAGTTTAAGCTGATTCCGTTGGGTGTTGCAATGCAGCTCCCGGCTGGATATGAGGCGCATATAATTCCAAGAAGCTCAACATTTAAGAACTTTGGGGTGATTCAGGCTAATCACTTTGGTTTGGTCGATGAGAGCTATTGTGGCGACAATGACTGGTGGTATTTCCCCGCAATTGCCATGCGTGATACCGAGATCCATGTTAATGATCGTTTGTGCCAGTTCCGCATTATGGAACACCAGCCAACCATCAAATTTAGCGAAGTGGCATCTCTTGATAATCCTGATCGTGGCGGGATCGGCAGTACAGGGACAAATACATCTCCGCTTATTGAATTCGGATCGGAGCGAAAGGCTGGATAATGCTCGAATTAGATAAAATCTATAATATCGACTGCATAGAAGGAATGAAACTAATCGACGCAGAATCCATTGATATGATATTTTGTGATCTACCATATGGTGTAACCAGGGCAAAATGGGATGCTGCAATCCCACCAGATTTACTTTGGGAACAGTATGAACGTATTATAAAACCAAACGGCGCGATTCTCCTATTTGGACAGGATAAATTTACCGCCAAAATGATGCTGTCAAATGAAAAACTGCATCGCTATAACATCATATGGCGCAAAGTCTTAAAGAGCGGATTTCTGAATGCTAATCGAATGCCGCTCAGAGAGCATGAGGATATCATGGTTTTTTATAAGTCTCAGCCCGTCTATAACCCACAAATGGTAAAAGGCTCCCCAAACCATAAAAAAGGGAGGGCCGCTGGATCAAAAGCCGAAGATAGTCTTAATAATAGGACGTATGGCTCTTATAAAGTTGTGGACACAGATGGCAATATGAAGCATCCATCTTCGATCTGGGAGTTTCCAAAGCCGCATCCGTCTGTCGCAATTCATGCAACAGAAAAACCGGTTGAATTATGCAGATATGCAATTCGTACATACACAAACCATGGCGGAGTAGTCCTGGATAACTGTTGTGGTAGTGGATCTATCCCAATCGCAGCAAAATTAGAAGGCCGTCATTATATTGGTATGGACAACGGTACTTGTGATAACAAAAAGAGCAAATATTACGGAATGCCGTGGGCAGAAGTTGCAACGGCAAGATTGGAGGAAGTAGCATGAATAATAGTATTACAGTTTTCAAAGATCCCCCTGTATTGGTACAGTTTTTAATCGCTATTCCAAGTTTAATCATCGGAGGGTATTTCATTCTGCTGTATTGGAAGTGGTTCGCCGTCCCTCTTGGCGCTCCTGCGATCACAATTGCGCACGCTATCGGCCTTGATGTGCTTGTAAGTAGTTTTGTAAGTCGTAGTAGCCATGAAGACATCCGAGGAAAGTTTTGGGAGAAGCTGATTGAGGCAAGTGCAAATGCAATCGTGTTATGGCTAATCGCATTCGTAGCTCATATGTTTATGTAACTTCCTATGAATCACAAAAACTGTCCTAATTGCGCAGCCCCGTATGATCCTGCATTAAGTAAATGCCCATACTGCGGGACTATTTACTTTGATATGTCTGTAATTGACTTTGAATCATCTGATCCCATTTGGTTGAAAATCCGAATCAGAGGGATGGAGATTACACAGTGTGTAAGACCGGAATTTGGTGGTATCAGAGTTGAGCAGGATACGACCTACGCTACAGACTATTTGGGAAATCATATCGCTGCGTTTCATAATAAAGCAGAAGTCAAAACAGATATATCTTTCCATGCAATTCCAACAGGTGGAAAGGATGAAGTACTCATGACTGCGGCAATAATTCCAAAGGAGGAATAGTAACTATGGCTAAGTATAATATCTCCCATTCAGAGTCGAGAGCGTCTGCAACTGCTGGCGGGACAACGTTTTGCGGATTCCTGACGCTCTTGTTTATCGCTCTGAAGCTACTTGGGATTATTTCATGGCCTTGGGTGTTTGTGCTTGCGCCATTATGGGTGCCGGTCTCATTTGTTATTGTTATTTTCTTGATTATTACTATTCTTGTAATTATCAATGATAAGGATGGAGATTAACAATGGAAAATGAGAACACTCTGAATTTAGTACCGGCCATTAAAGAGATTGAGCGTCAAATCTCCGAAATGGAAACAGAGTTCAGCAAAAAGATTGAACCTTACAGATCAAGTCTTGCAGAACTACGTCGTATCAATACCGCTTGTGAGGTGTGCGGTGGAAAAGGTCTTGTACTTCGCACCAGGTCATGTGCGGAAGACGACAGGCCAGATCCAAGTGATCCACGAGATTTCGTTAAATGCGGAAGATGCTTTGGCAGCGGATTGGCGCATCCGGATTACCCGACTCCGATATGTTCCGGCTGATTATTGCTGGCGGCAGAGATTTTAATAACTATCATGGACTTGCAAAGTCAGTCGATGCTCTTACAAAGAATATAAATGACGAAATCCAAATTGTCTGCGGTATGGCTCGTGGTGCAGACCGTCTTGGGGAAAAATATGCAAAAGAACGAGGATATAAAGTCCTCTATTTTCCCGCAGACTGGGATACATACGGGCGCTCTGCCGGATATCGGCGTAATGTTGAGATGGCAGAGGCCGCAGACGCTTTGGTTGCTTTTTGGGATGGGAAATCTTCTGGAACAAAGCACATGATAGATATTGCCAGAGCCAAAGGACTTGATATAAGAGTAAAACACTACACCATAGTGCGAAAGGATGGCAAATGAAAAGTAGTATATTTATCCCCAAGCGCATCAAAGTTGGCTTTCAGGAAAGAGACGACACCTATACGAAACAGCTTGCCTATATCATCTACTACGATCAAAAAGGCAAACTGAGAAAAGAGGCATCGTGGAATGGATGGAGAGACAATTCAATTGATCCCCAGGAATTTGATAATACGCCAATAGCAGGTTTCGTATTAAATAAAAAGGTTGGTGGATATGCCGGGTATTATGGCAACTTCAGACAGGCTTATGTAAGGATTTATGATCCGAGAGGATTTGAATTTGAGATCACAGTCCCAAATCTTTTATATATTCTGGAAAACACAAGTTCGGTGAAAGGGAAGGGTCTCGAAGGTGAATTCGTATATGGATGGGACGGAACAGATCTTGTTCTGATTCCAACATGCTCTCCTGACTATATCGAACTTGCATCTCTTAATAAAAAAAGGTTTGAAAACAGCTCGATCAAATCAAAGGATTTGAAGATAGGAGCTACATATCTATCAAAAAATAATACAAAGCTCATTTATATGGGACGATTTGATCGCTATGATGGTGGTTATCAATTTGATGGGCAATGGTTCCAAACATATAGAAAGCTATCGGCATATATTGACAATAATCATAATGATCTGCTTAAAAAAGGTTTGATTGATGGTAGCCAATTATATCGTAGGAATTACAGACCAAATAACTATCAGTATACCTACGGATGTTGCGGGAAGTATTTCTTCTTTTACAATCAATCGACTGACGAATTTGAAATAAAGAAGTCGATTTCCGGATACCTGATTGATGTGGTTACTGACACGCCATATCCGGAATATGCAGAGCTATTTGATAAAATGGAATGCCTAACATCTTATTCTCCTCCGGACCCATCAAAAACAATGTATGTACATGTAACGCATGAGGAATTTATTGAGGTGGTGGACAAATGGCGTTATAACAACAATATGCTTGCCAAAATAGGCGGGGAATTTGTTGAAGTCGATGTTAGTGCTAAAAACAATGATGGATATATCTGTACGTATAGAGACAAAAATCACGGACTTACCAATGTGCCAGTCCCAGGCTTTGACGTATGTGAAAAACCAAATGGATGGGGCGTACTATCAATGCAGATGATTCCTGTAGATTTAGACACCATCTTTAACAAAATCGAGTTCTTTCACAAAGACGAATATCTTGCAAACGGGAAATTTTACAGGAGGACATTCTGATGAATAAAAATGATGATACGATTCTCGCACTGAAAAAACGAATCGAAGAAAAGAAAGCTGAAATTGGCTCTATCAAGCGATTTGCCCCTAAAACAAGCTGCTCCATTACGCTTGATGGAGTAAAGTATAACCTTCATGTTTTAAGCAAGCACGAACTTGGCTACGTTTTATGCAAACTAAGAGCGTTACAACTTGCAGGACGTGAATACGGACTTCCATTCAATCTGGAGATTTCTGGTTTCCTTATCGACGATTGGATTGACGATATTCGTGAAAAACTGATTGCCATGGATCAACGAGATAAGGCTGCGCAACTTCAAGGTATGGAGAAAACATTGGATGATCTATTGTCCAGCGATAAAAAGACAGAACTTCAAATTGAGGAAATCGCAAAACTATTGAATTAGAATACTTTGAAGTCAAAAGAAAGCGAGGGCAATGCCATTGAATGATGCAGAAAGACAGCTTATTCGTTTTGTTTGCAGCGGCGATATCAAAAAGTCACAAGAACAGGCCAGAGTCATCTTAGTGAATACTACGACACAAAAAGATGCCAGATTCAAAGAACATATGCTCAAGGAGCTTGATACTAAAAAGAGTAGCCTAATCGAGCTGCCATACAATTTGCGTCAGCTCTTAATTGCAGAGGATATGACAAGTTTTCCGACTGAAAGGTTCCTTCTAAGAGACGCAGAAGATAAGATTGTGAATCGTTTACTGTCAATTTATAAGGCTGCAAATAAACTGTCTGAGTTTGGTATTCAGTATTTACCAACCTTAATGTTGCACGGAGACAGCGGTAATGGAAAGACGATGCTTGCCAGATATATTGCTCATAAAGCGGTGCTACCGTTTGTATATGTCAACTTTTCCAGTCTGATGAATTCTTATCTTGGCGGCACACAGAATAATATCGGAAAGGTATTTGAATACGCCAGAACATCGCCATGTGTCCTGTGCTTCGATGAGATAGATGCTGTTGGTATGGCGCGAGGACAAAAGAGCGATGTAGGAGAAATGAACCGCGTTGTTATTGCTATGATGCAGGAAATTGATAGGCTTCCAAACAACGTAATTCTGATCGGCACAACAAATAGGTTTGACCGCCTCGATCCGGCACTAATTCGGAGATTTTCTATTGCCCACCTTGTTACACCTATCAATTATGAGGATGCAACAACAGTCGCTGATAAGTTCCTTTCATCCACTGGCTATGGCAATTTGGAAAAAGCAGAGACATTGATTTCACATTACTTCGCACAACAGTCAGGAATCCAGATTTCTAAGGTAATACAGGTATGCACAGAATATGTCATTGAACAGGTGTTACATGAGGCAGAGGTAGAAGATGACGAATCCTTATAAAATCGTGGTAGAATATCGGACAGATCGAATGGATGATTGGAAACGACTACTATTTCACGTCGGATGGGCCATGGTTGATTCTGATGATGATGTTTTGATTGCAAAAGAGCTTTGCAATTTACCGTTCGACGATGTAATTGAAGCAATACGCGGCGGGCAGATAAATCCATCTAACGGAATTGGATACGGTAAAACTTTCTTCTTGAAGCGTCCATATATCTATACGGAAGATAACATAGACCCAACTCGATATTTCCGCTATCACTTTGACCGATTCTCATACCGAATTCGATATATCAAATGCTCTGACCTACCGTTATCTTTTATTTTCAACACCTTTACAGCAGAAGAAACCATAAAGTATCTACAAGACCGTGGTCTGCATTGTCTACCAATAAACGGACGGTGATTCTAATTAAATTTACAATACACATATTTTATAAAACTGACGAAGCGCTTGAAAACTTTGTCGGGCGGCTGCTACTATTTAATATGTATGGTAATCTCCAGAAACTTAGAGCAAATAAAAACAACAGATTGTATGAGACAGATCATGTAATCATTCATTGCACTCGCGGGATCAGCCCAAGCGCACGGGGGTATAAGGCACACCTTATTGCCGTTCAAGAAGAACTGACATGGCAAGAGCAATGGCCTGAAATCAGGGATTGTGTACTTAAACCGATGATTATGAGTCCATTTGATATTCAGATATTTGATGGGATTACATACGAGGATGCTAAAAACCAGGAGGAAGCCCGTGTCAAAATATAAGATCGGCATTACTGAAGCAGGAGATCCCGCATTCGATGATTCCTGGGTCGAAAAAATCGATGATGTTGATGGAGCTGTAATTGTTACAAAGCAAATCACAGAGCAACTTCATTACAATCTGCTTGCTTATCAATATAAACTCATTCTTCACGCTACAATTACTGGATATGGAGGCTCCGTCTTGGAGCCTCATGTCCCACCTCATTTCAAAATGCGCTCTGCGCTTTATGATCTCGTCAAAGCCGGTTTCCCAAAAGAAAGAATCGTAATACGCATAGATCCGATTATCCCAACCGATAAAGGACGCGTGAAAGCTCTCAATATTATGAGGGAGTTCATGGAGGATGGGTTTTCCAGATATCGAATTAGCATTATTGATATGTACCCACACGTCAGAAAGCGATTCAAGGAATCTGGACTTCCATTGCCATATGGCAATGACTTCGCCCCTGACGACAAGTTCGTAAAATCCGTAGATGATACATTGTGCTTCGCAAGGCTATACTGGAAGAATCTCAAAAACGATATGGACGATCTTCGCATCGAGTGCTGTGCTGAACCAGGACTTAAAAGAGCCTCTCAGAGCGGCTGTATTAGCTCATATGACCTCGAATTGCTTGGCCTATGCTCCGATACCCCAGAAGATGAAAACGTCGGATATCAGCGAAAGAATTGCCTCTGCTACGCAGGAAAAACAGAGCTGCTTGAAAATAAGAAACAATGCCCACATGGGTGTCTCTACTGCTATTGGAAGTAGGTATTATATGAAATATAAGAAAAAGCCAACAATAATTGAAGCGATCCAATGGGACGGATCAAATATAAATGAGGTTATTGATTTTACCAAGGACAAATCAAACATTGTCGTTGAACGACATACATATACGCAAGCATCTGCCCGCGTTATTATTCATACGTTGGAGGGCGATATGGAAGCCTCGATTGGCGATTACATCATTCGAGGTGTAAAGGGAGAATACTATCCATGCAAGCCAGATGTATTTGACATGACTTATGATCCGGTAGAGTAATCATGGTATATATAACTGGTGACACTCATGCCGATTTTAGGCGCTTTTCAGCCGATAATTTCCCAGATCAAAAAGAAATGACCAGAGATGATATTGTAATTATCCTTGGTGATTTTGGCGGCATTTGGGATTTTGAAAAGAGTAGCAAAAACGAATTATACTGGCTTGATTGGCTGGAATCTAAATCGTTTACAATCTGCTACGTTGATGGAAATCATGAGAATTTTGACCGTTACTACGAAGGGGAATTCCCAATTGTCGATTTCCACGGAGGAAAAGCCCATCAGATCAGAGAGAATATATTCCATCTGATTCGTGGCAATGTTTATGATTTCGATGGTAAAACATTCTTCGCCTTTGGCGGTGCCAGCTCTCATGATATTGACGACGGTATTTTAGACCCATGCAATTATAAAAGTAACGAGGATTTTGTTCGAGTCTATAAACTATGGACGAAACGAAACAAAATGTTCCGTGTAAACCATCTCTCCTGGTGGAAAGAGGAACTACCATCAAAAGACGAAATGGACTTCGGAGAAGCAATGCTCGAAAAATACGGATTCAAAGTTGACTATGTAATCAGCCATTGTTTGCCTCAATCTATCCAATCAATCGCTGGTTATTACGGAGTCGATTGCCTTACACAATGGTTTGAACACTTGATTTCAGACAAAAACTTAGATTTCCATAGGTGGTACTCAGGTCACTACCACACGGAGAAATCTGTTCTTGGCAAATTTATAATCAAGTACCATGAGATCGAGAGGGTGTTATAATGAATCTGCTTCGTTACAAAGATCATTCTGAGATTATCGCTAAGATTCCAGACTATTTTTATACAGCGCTATTAGGAGAGCTTATCGCTATCAACGGGGTCGGAATCATAGGATCTGCCAAAAAGTATGGAGATCTGGATTCCGGTACTGCCGGATGGTACTACGCATTACATCAAACCTGTGATAAGCTGAATTTGAACTGGATCGTAGACTATTGGGGCGCTCTGGAATGATATGACAGTGATAGGTTCTATGGCATAATCGAAGATAGGTGCTGCGAATTGGTATCAAAGTGGGAATCTGATTCGTCCGCTGATGCCCATTTGCACTATTATAAGCAATTAGTAAACAAATACAGAAAGCGTAAAAAATAGGGGTGCGAAACCGCACCCCTACTGCTATACGATCAGAGAGAAAAATGAGTGATTATAACATTGTCGAGTCAGATCCAGTGGAAGTATCTTCACTCCAATGTCCATCTTCCCAAATGTTATTTACACAGAAAACAATTTGTATTGCCTTTTGCATAACCCCAGTCAAAAGAACTGAATCTGATAATAATGCCAACTCAGCCAAGGCATTGGATTCCTCCTTAGAAAAGGAGGCCAGGTAGCTCGTATTAACTTTAATATGAGGAGTAGGCTCCGTTTCAGAAACGGGTTCAATAATGACACTCAAAATATTCCTTGAGCGTGCCATCTGTTTTGCTATCTCAGTCATACGATCATACGTCTGCGCCTTATCTGTGTCGAGGATAGATCCGTGATAAACAAGGTCTATATCGTCGTCCATTTGGAGATCTTCAAACATTTTATCCAGATCATCGATCATAGGTATAACCTCCAGATCCAATCTTACTAAAAATACTATAGCACGTTTTTCCGCCCGTTACAAGCAAAACTCGCAAAGCGTAAAAAATAGGGAGACAGAGCGATTCTGTCTCCCTAAATCTTATATAAGCAAGGAAAGATTCTTAACATATTGTGGGTAGTAGATAATAGGAACGCAGCCCAAACGCTTTAGGCATCAACATTCGGCTCCCCCTCCAATTTGGACTTGTGGCTTGCCACATTATCTGTGCTTGCAGCTACAAGCACAGTAAGGGCCGAAAGGAGGTGTTCGCTATGGCGACAGTCAAAACGACTGTTAAAGTAACGGTACGTCGTACCGTGAAGCGTCGTGTTGTTGTTCGGAAGAAATAATACATGACGTAGCAAGGGCTGCGTTCCTAAATCAAAGGGGTCTCCCTCACCTGTGAACTGTTATATGTAAAAGAGAACGTACCAAAAATAGCACGTTCTCTTTACTACTTGTTCTCTGAATCTTTTGCCTATTCAGTTAGCATCAATTTTGGTAAACTTTTGGTAAATAAACGATTTTTGATAGTAGAAAAGGCTTGAAAGCGTTGCAAATAAAGGACATTTTACTCTGTCGGTTTCATCGTCGGGATTAGAAGCACATCTGAATCTCCATTCCAGAAACCCACAATATGTTGTGTATTTTTGTTGAAAACACATGCATATATAGTTTGATACATCTGCGACACATCCCATAATTTCTTAGTTATTCTTAGTTCTTCTTAAATCGGACGCAGCAATTTTGGTATAATTTCTGGTACAATTGGTACAGATCATTTTAATACACAATGATCTTGCCCTCCAAAGCAGACATACGCTCCTGTTTGAATTCCTTCGTTGCTTCGTTGTATATATCCATGGTTGTTGAAGCGTCCGCGTGGCCCATGATCTCTTGGATTACCTTGATATTCGACTCATTCTCACAAAATCGCACACAAAATGTATGACGGAGATTGTGAACAGAAAAGTGCGGAAGATACACAGGCTCCCTCTTCTCCTTGACCGCATTATCGGCTTCGATAATGTTATAATCTCGGCGAATTCGTTCAATCGCCCTATTAAGATTATGTGCGGTCAATGGTTTTCCATCCCTATTAGAAAATACGAATCCGGTATACTCGCCAATCGCGTACTCACAAAACCCGTCTTTCTTTTGGCGCATATACTCAGATACCAACGCATTTCTTACATCAGAAATCATGGGGATTTCACGAATACCAGCTTCAGTTTTGGGAGTAGTAATGTAAAATGTGACCTTACCTGTATGTTCGTCAGGTCTATATACAAGATTATGATTTACAGAGATTACGTTGTTTTTGAAATCACAATCTTCCCATCGAAGGCCGGTAAATTCTCCCGCTCTCATTCCTGTGCCGAGAAGAACTGTAAAAACAGGAAACCAATGATAATACACATCGTTGTTCTTAATAAAGCCAACAAATGCTCGTTGCTCTGGAATGGTTAGCGCATGTCTTTTCTTTTTTGTCCAGTTGTGTGTCCTTTTGATCTCACTCATAGCACCATCTGTCGGGTTTATGCGAATCAATCCATCCTTGACAGCGGTAGTAAAAATCGGGTGTAAAATAGTGTGGATGATCTCCATACTATTAGGCTTAAAGCCTCTCACCAAGATCAAGTCATTATAAAACTTCTTGATGTCGCTATAAGTAATATCTGCAATCTTTCTTTTACCAAGGCTCTCACTAACATACTTTTTATACATATATTTGTAGTTCGTTCGAGTTGATGACTTCAATTCACGCTTATCATTTATATATGCATCGAATCTTGAATTCAACGTAACTTTCCTCACGTCAAAAGTTTTAATTGAGTCTATGAGATCCTTGGCGATATCCTTCTCCATTTCTCGCAGACACTTATCAGACTGCCTTCCGTTAGGTGGCCTATCGGTCTGGGTAAGCGTCCAGCTATAAACGCATCTCTCCTCCCCGCTGGAATCCTGGTAACGAAACTCATATCGTCCGTTACTCCTTTGGTATTCCCCTTTATTTAATATGCGATTTTTCTTATCACGTCTTACCTTTGCCATTGAGATTCCTTTCCGGCAAAGATTAGAGAACAAGTTGATTTCATTATACTGTTCACTCACTTCTTTGTCAATTTAGTTTTTCGCTCGTTTACTTACCAAAAGTCTACCTATGATAAAAAACCCTGTGCAAGAACCCATCTTTCAAAAGGCTCTCTTTTTATTCTAATACGTGCGCCTACATGAAGCACCCAATCTAATAGCAGCTCATTTTTATCTTGTTCTATGATTCTGCGCAGCCTATTTTCTCCTAACATAGAGTATTCGGCAGCTTCTTCAATAGAGATGCAAAGCCGCTGATTGTACGGGATCTTCTCCTTAATTTTTCTCACCTCCTTAGGTAGCGATTCTAATACTACTACCCACAAGAAGGAATAAATCTTTCCATAAAACTAAAAGAGGTAAGCCGTCCCGTAGAACGGCTACTCCCTCATCTCCTTAATTATCCTTATTGACCTGAGTAAACCAACTGTCTAAAGATAGTTGCGTATCCGCCTCTGTGTGATTGTTATAAGTATTTGCATATTGTCGCATCCAATCAAATACGTGTTGTGCAATCCTCCGAATTGCCTCCTCATTTAGCACTCCCTTGAAAGGTTCTGGAACGCGCTTATATAATTCTGCAACAACGCCTGCCATCTTCTCTTTACCTGGCAAATCGGATTCTTCTGCGCGAGCAATTAGCTCTGTTACAGCAGAGAACAAATCTCCTTTTGTTCTGAAATATAAAGCAACGCCATATGCAACTGCGCACAAGACAACAATCAGAATTTCAATAATACCTATTGGACTCATCTTTCATTCATCTCCTGCTCGTCCTCTTTCCGCCACTTTCGATCAAGCACTTTTTCTTTGTTTGTTTTGATCCATCCCATTATTCCACATTCGCCCGCTAACGCACCAAACACAGCAGTTACTAATGTGTCCGGGATTTGACCATATGTTTTGAATAGGTCAATCATTGTGATTGTAAATACCATAAGTACAATACCAATGATAATAAGAATGAAGTTCATAACTCCAATTTTCTTAATGAATTGTATTTTCATTTTCCTTCCATTGATTAACCACAGAAGTAAGAACAAAGATATAAACCCAAGGACGAAACAGAGAATATAGCTTAAAAGTCTCATAGCTTCACACCATCCTCAACACTTTATATCAATCTATTGCATCCGGCAGAATGCAATAGTTAGTTTTTATAGAAAATCATTGTCATCAATCGCTTTTTGATAAGCGTCTATAATCATTTTTGTCGTAACCTTTGTTTTGTTATTCTTAAACATCGGATGGTCATGACAGTAGCGCTCGTAAAAGTCGATATCGTCTAATACCTGGTCATACCCTTCCTGAGAATGACGTGGTTGACCGGCTCTCAATTCATCCCCAAACCGCAGAATACGGACTCGCCGCGTAATTGCTTCCCTCTCATCGTCTGCGGCTTCGATTTCGTCTACCTTTTTGGCAAGAACTTTAATGTCCTTATTTAGTTCATCTACCTTATCAAGTACATTCTGACTGGTTTTCTTTCCAATCCAGGCCAGGAATGATGAAATCGGATTGATTTTAATTGGTGTTATTTCTACAAATGCAGATAATATCACAAAAATACCAGCAGCCCATCCTAAGATCTGCCCGAACGTTAAATTAAGAACTGCCTGCACTCAGATCACCTCCTATAAATAATAATGTACTACCAAATTGTATAGTGTGGCCGCTCCTCGCCCCAGAACCAGTACCGCAGCCAGTCATCAAGCACAATCCCAATAAAACTTAGTAGCATCCACACAAAACAAAATGGGAGGCATATCTGCCCGTGTAAATTGAATGGCATATTGGAATAGTCCCACACACCCAGTCCGAGCCAGACATTAACAATCATGCCGGTAATATATTCAGCGCACGTAACGATCCCTGCCCCAATAAGACATTGCCAAATTAACCCCATCTCCCATGGAATGTACTCATTGATATATCCTAAAAGCAAAAAACAGACCCCGCCAAGTATAAACATAGAAATGTGTGAATGACCCCTCCATGCAATTTCAATAAAAACGTAGGTGGTGCCGCCTATCAAGAACAGCACCACCGACTTTTTTATACAATTGATTAAACCGCGCAACATATTAGTCACCCAGTTTTGACATAATTGCCTCCATTTGAGCCTGTGCAACAGCGAGCTTTTCGTTTAACTCTGCGGTGTATTTTTCAGGCAACTCCATTCCGTACTCAACAGCGGAAATATTTTCTGCTTTACGCATCGCAAGTACATATTGTTTTAGAGCGTTATGATAGGCAGTATGATATGTGATATGGGTCTGTGCTGCAGCATATATACTTGCAATTTCAACCTTGGAATATACAATACATTTTCCATCATCCGCCTGATATGGGTATTCTGTGCCGCCAAGCTCTACGATCTTAAATAGATTGTTAATGTTGGCCTGATCCTCTAAACTCAGATTGAAATGGTCTGTTCTCTCCTCCATCTCAACATCAATTCCTGCAACTATAACTGCATTACAAGCCTTAGAAATCTCTCTGAGCTTAGCCGCTCGAACTATATCAATCGAACGATCCTCTCCAACAATCTCAACCGCATCTTCTGTAGTTATCCATCCATTTGATACCGCATTTAATATGCCGTCCACAGATAATGATGGCTCAATCCCGTTCAGCCCGTTTTGATATAAAGAGTATAGTTTATCCTTCATTTTACGCCTCCAACATCTGTGCAATGATTTCATCAAGTGTACCCTTGACGAGCTTTGTTTTGTCAATCACACGATTATGTTTCTCAATAATATACCAATCGTAGCAATTTCCCTCAATATCCTCGTCTGTCTTCACCCTCTGAACCACGCGGAACGAATCCGTGATTGTGGCATCTGTGTACTCACGAACCGTCTCACAAAAGCCGGAAAGATTTGAATGTTCTGTGCCTTTGGTTAAAAGGGTTTCGTCCCCTGTGAAGCTATTTGTTCCGAAAACGTACTCCACTTCAATCGCTCCCTTCTGGAATAATCTCTCACAACCGTTTTCAACTCTTTCTGAACCTTACCGTGGTATATTCTTTGATATATTCTTACGCGATTGCAATGGTTCAGTTGGCCTAATCTGGAAAGCAATCCAGAAGCCATACGCATAGAAATACGTTTGTGATTCCGCTTCTTATAATAATAGCGGTTAAGTTGTTGCTTTAATCGAAACAGATTTCTTTTCTTTAATAACGTATATCCATGACCAAAACGATATCCAAGTGCAACAGGCGTTCTAATCGATGTTTGATATATCTGCCAATTACCCTTTACCTCTAATCCGATATCGTTAAGCCACTTTTGAATATCAGTAAACAATTTCCTTAATTTTCGCTTATTGCTACTGAAAATAGTGAAATTATCCATATACCGCAAATAATGTTTTACATCATACCCGTTTTCTCGGATCATGTGATCGAGAGGTTGTAGCGTAGTATTTGCAAACCATTGTGAAGTGTAGACCCCAATTTTGATTCCATCAGAAATAATACGCCACGCCAAATCCAACACGCGGTAATCTTTAATAAGCTGTTTTAGCCTTTTCATGACAATCTCTGGTTTCAAGCTATCATAAAAATGATGAATATCAAGCTCAAGACACCATTTCGTTCCTTTCGGATCTTCTGCCATCCATTTCTTAATCGCATTCATTCCATAATGAATACCTCGTTTTCTAATAGATCCACAGCAGAAATTGTCCATGCCTCGCATCATCACAGGCTCTAAAACTTGAATAAGAGCATGATGTATATATTGATCGGGCCATAGTTTTGGCTCGCTGATGTCTCTCCATTTACCTGCGGATTTATCCCAGCGATGCTTCTTTGTTAGTGGCAACGGCTCGAATCCATTCTCTATGATCTCTCGCAGATCATTGATTCTGCTTGGGATATTTGACTCGACCCACGCTACTACTTTATTTGGTCTGTGTCCTGGAAGCCAGCGATGTGTAGAATTCACCTCTAATATCGCAAGCTTCAAATTTTCATCTGAAATTAGTTTTGGATATAGATGATTAACTCGTTTCAATAGGGATTATGTCCTCCTTGTAGCTTCATGGTATTTCCAACGCTCAATGAGTGTACTAAACCATGCCCTATCAGCTTATCTTCACCATGGGGTGTGCGACCTCCCGCACCATTTATATGGAAAGAGCGTAGTGCTCTGCTCCGCAATAAATGAAGGAGTTGTTAGCTAAACAATAAGGATGCGACAGCCGATGTTCGCGTTCGTGTTCGATGTACTGTTGTAGTTTACGTAGAACAGGCCGTGGTTCTGGTTCTGGTTATAGTTACCGCCGACGTGCAGACAAGGGTTGGAAGTGTTGAAGTTCCAGTTATCCAGAAGCAAAACCCACCGACTGCTGTGCAGGAAGCCCCAATGTGCAGGGATAAAAATAGGATAAAGAATTTATTTCTACTGCCACCACCGGCACGCGCTGGTAGTAATAATAGGAAGGCAGAGGGCAAATGCCCTCTGCGAATTTAACTTTCTGTCTTTAACGTCAAGGGGTTACACCCCCTGACAACCCCCATTAGGGTAGTTTCATGAGGCGACAGCCGATGTCCGCGTTCGTGTTCGATGTACTGTAGTAGTTTACGAAGAACAGGCCGCGGCTCTGGTAACGGCTATAGCTACCGCCGACGAACAGACAAGGGTAGGAAGTGTTGAAGCTCCAGTAATCCGGGATATATGTGGAATCACTGCCAGCAGAGGACGAACTGTTATAAAAAGCCGGGAACCCGCCAGCGCTTGATACAGTGACCTTAGAGATATATCCATTGTTTCCTGGTTTGCCCATCAGCGTACCGTTTCCGGTGTCGCTGAACTTACTGGGATTCAGAATGATATATGTTCCGGAACTTGCATTATAACAACCGTCCATCCAGTCTAATACATTATCCCACAGTCCTTCGATATAACGATACTGCGTGCCGAGGCCGTAAGTCGTGCGACTGGACTGCTTTGTACCGGTATGATAGGTCATAGAGTCTGTATAACCCATGTTTTCTGTAGCACTGTTATTACCGCAGCCGTAGCCTATTTTCGCCTGGCTATTCCAGTTGGCAAACTCTACAATATACAGCAGCCAAATAGTAAATCTCATTGCAAAGTCAGCTTGCCAAATGTTGCTGCCAAGATTGTGGATGTTTGTCCGCGCATTTGCACGAGTAACACTTGCTGCCGGTTTAACACCGGACGTACTCTTATAAGTGCTTGTTGCACAATGGTATCTGCCGATATAAACAAGATCTCTTTCGCCGCTGCCATCGCCACGGTCCATGTGCGCTGGCGATACAGAGTATCCGTCAACCTCTCCGTCCGCAATCTGAATAGATAGTGTATTCCCGCTCTGAGTTAGCTTATACCAGAATTTCGGAATTGCTACAAGTTCTCCTGCAACAGAATCTGTGACTCTTACCATGCCGCTCCATGGCATTAAATCGTCAAACGGGCTTGATCCGGAACCATTAGAAACCGCTGGCACAGGATCGGTAAAGCCAACCGCCGCATCCGTTCTTGTGAGCGCTGTGGTACTTGTGCCATCCCATGTTACACCATAAATTGTAACGAATTTCGCTGTTACAGAAACTGTCTTATTGGACGGTAATGTATAGTTGGAATTTGTTCCAGATTGAATTGATACAGTAATCGTTGCCGATCCACTCGTATTGTTCACGCTATTAACCGTTACAGTGCTGCCGTTGCGGGATACGGTTGCGATATTTGTATCGCTGCTTTCAACAACAAGAGTTCCGTCATAATTGCCGCCAATGGTAAATGTCGCACTTGTGCTCGTTTTATTGAGCGTAATAGCGGTCTCACTAACCGTTAGAGATCCCGTTGCCTGTCCTATCGTCCAGCTTGGACGCTTCGCAGTAATCGTCCCATCAGACCACATATAATCATCCAGCGGGGTAAAGGATACCGTTGTATAAGTTCCCGCGTTGATCTGTCCAGTCTCGCTCTTGCTCATCTTGGTTGAGTCATAATTGCTCCACGATGGGTACTGCGTTGAACCGTCGTATGTAAGCGTTCCGCTTTGGCTTGGAACTGTCGAAATCGTCATGCGATTTGCCGTCCCGGTTATTCTGTTACTTGCGTCTACATTTACGCCGCCGTCTGTTGACATTGGGAAGAACGAAACGTAATAAGTTGTTCCATTTGTAAGACCGGTTGCAACAAGGTTGGTATTTGCGTAAGCGTTTCTCGTCGTACTATTGAAAGACCACGCCGCATCTTCATCGTCCGGATCTGTTGCGTAGCTTCCAGCTTTTACAACAACCTTTGTACTTCCCCACGTTGCAATTGTGACTCCATCACTTACAACAGTTGAGGCAGGATCAGTCCATTTGATTCCAAGTTTGCCATTACCGGAAGCGACTGTGCTCATGCCGCTAACATTACCAGGCGCAATTGCCTCAGGAGTTTCGTTAAACTCATCGGCGGTATCATCCGTATATGTATTGGTGGTTGTGTACGGGAAAAACTTATAATAATACGTTGTCCCATCGGTTAAACCACTATCGCAGAAATAGGTGCTCTGATATGCATTCCGCGTCTTGCTGTCAAGTACGATGGTTCCGTCTCTACGGCTCGTAGGTGTCGATCCGGCCTTGCGTACAAGGATAGTACCAGACCATTCTGCCAACGTAGATCCGGCAACTACAAGATCGTCAGGATCTGTCCATTTGACATATACTTTTCCATGAGAAACGAGCGTTGTAATACCCGTGACTGCGGCAAGCGCCAAGCCGCCACCGCCACCACTGCCACCACTTGGGAAATTAGAAATAATAGGCATTTTTATTTTCCTCCGATTAACCTAATAAAATAATAACAACAGGGATATCTATATCTGGCATTTCTCCATCCGCAGAAATTGTTAGCGTTCCGTCAGATTGCCCGGTGACGCATAGCATTGCTTCCCGCGCTGCCTCCCGCTGTTCAAATGTTGCGTTATGCGCTACAGAAATAGTCCCATTTTGGTTCTCTCCGAGATCCTCCACTAATATAGTCTGGATAAATGGTGCCTGCACACCCGTCCACGCCGTATGAAGAAGTGTGGTATTAAAAGCACCACTGTTATCCGCCTTTTCTCCGAGAACCCTGTCTATTATCACCATATTCGACTCATTGATTCCGTTAATTTTATTGCGCCAATCAAGGAATCGTTCTTGATTATCATCATTTATATAGAGTCCATAATTTGTAGTTTCACTCATTGAACCTCACCGCCCTACAGTCAGTCAATGAGAATGACTACGGCTGGAATATCACAATTGGGCGTATCATTGAATGCAGCTATTGTAATAGTTCCATTTCCTTGTCCACAAATATATAACTCCGAATCCTTTGCCGCCTCCATTTGAGAATCCGATATATTTTGTGCAAGGCCAATAACGCCATTTGAGGACGACGTTACGCCAGATACTACAATAGTTTGCTGTCCGGATGCCCAATTTGAAGCATAAAGCGTAATAGGAACGGCGTTACTGCCGCCTGCATCCCCATTTATTCTTATCCGCTTTTGTACACCATTGACGACTGAATCAATATAAAAACCTCCATCATCCGGTGTAAAATAAGCATAGCCTTCGTTAAAAGGAGTTGTCTCCATATCAATGCGGGAACTGTCCCCTTTCAATATTTTGAAAAGTGCCATTCAATTACCTCCGTATGAACCACATGGACAATCCTGCTATATATAAAAGCCGCCACATAGCAATTATAAAAAGCATTGGCAGGCAAATTTGCGTCTCTGACTGTCCAAATAGCCTTTGCTGTAATTTTCAAAGTTAAAAGAATTATAGGCTTTTAGAATCTTTTAGCCTGTTTTTTAGTTGATATGGCGGGAGGGGTAATACCCCTCCCGCTGTGGTAATGCGATAATACTCTTAATCTGTTGTGAATTAGAAGCTACCCCATGTCAGACCCGTTGCTACAGCAGCGTCAGCATAAGCACGCAGACCGTACAGGGTGAGGTCATTTTCGTCATCCTGATTAGTACCAGTTACGGCAGACTGCGCAGCAGCAGCGTCACCGGCAGCATCGTAGTTGGAAGCCAGACCATCAGCATAGTCCTTGGCGTTCTGCTCTGCAGCAGCGGCGGAACCCTTTGAGTCGCTCGCAGCGATAGCCGCAGCCTGAGCCGCAGCAGCAGAGCCGTAAGCGTCATAGGTGTTGGCGGGGATAGTATCCTGCTTACCAGACAGGGCAGTCTCAACATCAGCAAAGCTATCGATGTTGGTGCCGTCCTTGATCGCAGTGATCGCAGTCTCGTTAGCCGCAGCCTTGGAAGCAGCGGTATCCCAGCCGGACTCCTTGCCCTCGATCACGCCGATGCGGGCAATGTCATTAGTCAGGCCAGCAATCTTGCTCTGAGCAATAGCGGCGTTGGCAGCAACATCAGCGTCGGCGATCTCGCCCTTCACGGCATAGATCGTCTCGTCGCCCAACTCATGCCATGCGTTGTCGGAGGTAGAATACACATACTCCTTATTGCCGACAATGCAGATGTCGCCGTTGTCGGAGGTAGCGGGCAGGGAAGCCCTCACGCCGATGAAGTGAACAGCGCCGGTCAGGCCGGAGATCGCGTTCTCCATGTAGGCGCGGGTGACAACCTTGTTGGTGCTCTTGTCATAGGAGCCCTCAAAGCCCAGCTCATCCTGCTTGGTGCCAATGCTGGTCTCCAGCGCGGTCTTGTCAGTGGAAGTCAGATAGTCGTTCTCGATAGCAGTGATCCGGCCAGACAGCTCGGTCTTGTCAGCAGCCTTCAGGTAATCGTCCTCGACAGCCTTCACACGAGCCTTCAGCGCGGTGTCGTCATAGGTAGCGGCTTCCTCAGCAGCGTCAGCCAGTTCCTTGGCATAAGCGGCAATAGTAGAAGCGGTAGCACCAGCGGGGATGGTTCCCACCAGGTTTTCCAGAGCGTCAACGTCGGACTGAGCGTCGTCGCCAGCCTTCTTCGCCGCAGCAATAGCAGCATCCTTGCCATCTGCATAATCCTCGGCATCGGATAGAGCCTGAGCTGCGGCACCCTTTGCGTCATAAGTGTTCGCCAGATCCAGCGCAGTGATCTTATTGTCCACATCGCTGGAGGTCATGTAGGTTTCACCCTTAGCGAAGGTGATCTTCCGAGTAGCAGCATCATAGGTCGCGCCGGTAATAGCGTTGCCGGAGCCAGTCACTTCTACAGACGTTGCGCCGGTATCCAGGTTGATCTGCACATACTTGCTACCGTCCCACTTAGCCAGACAGTTGATCTCGGTCACGTAGTACAGAGCGGTAGTGCTGGGATTGGTGTTAGCTTCGAGGGCTGCGACGGTGGCGAACTCCTGAAAGTCACCAAGGCGCACACGGGCGGAATTGGAGATGTCCAGATAAATAGCACGCTCGTCGGTGGTCACATAGAAAGTACCCTCGGTGTGAGTGTTGGGCAGGTTAGCAAGCAAGCCCTTCTTAAATGCAACATTAGCCATAATATAAACCTCATATAAAATAAATAAAAGACTGCCAAATGGCAGTCTCATTCAGACAGAATAATTACCTTACATTTCTTCCCAAGCAAGGGCTGCATCTATAATATCACCCTTGGTTGCGATTTCATTTTCCTCAACATATGCGGAACTGTTACTATTCGGCAGATAATAGAATCCGTCGCTTGTCATATTGAGTCGTGTTCCGACATATTTCCCATCAGTTTTCTTTACTGAATAGATTTGGCCCGTAATACCATTTTCGCCGCCATCATTAACTCCAACAAAAGACCACGTTCCATCATTGTGCTCAAACTTCACTCCGCCACCATCGGATTCGTTCCAGATAATAGCCTTACCATTCGCACCGACAAGATTCTGAGTAGTTTTGTTTTCAAGCAAAGACGGCAGTTTATTGATATACTGCTTATCAGTAGCGCTTAGCGCACCGGCGACACTTTCTGTAGCCTCAGCCAATGCAAGACCATTAGTTCCAACAGACAGGCCATTCGCACCATCGTTGTCAATCTTTATCCCAATTTCTCCATTGTCAATAACAATGCCATTACCAGCAGTATATACATCAACAAGGTCATTAACTGGGATATAAATATTAGTCTCGTCGCTGTCATTTAATACAAGATCGATATAACGATCCCATACTCTGGCACCAATATAAGGCTCGTCATCGACCTCGACAGTTTTCAGCTCGCCGCTTTCAACTACAAGATCTTTAGGGATATTGATTGGATCTCCTACGTAGGTACTCGTCCCGTCAAGTGTTTTCTTGAGCCAATACACAGCGCTATAATCGTCTGTGGATTCAGCCTGTCGCTCAATTGTATACTCTGGTACAGTCACTTCTGCAGGAGACGGTACAAACAAACCGTCTGTGTGTAGCGCAAGCTGGTTCCCTTCATCAGCAGAAACAGCAACGCCGATAATCCGAGAATTACCAGATCCGCTCACAACTACAGATGCATCTACAGCCGTTAGGCCAGTAATAGCATTACTAACTAAGCTGTCCAAAGCGACCTTATCAACTGCCGCAAAGAGACCGTCCGCTTCCTGTGTAGCTACCTTGCCAGCGGCATATAGCTCGTCACCCTTGTAAAGTCTTTGAGAATCCTCAATCCAATAAAGGCTATTACTGTCCTTCTTTTCAAGCGCATCATACTTCGCTTGTGTACCAAACTTAAAATACACATTTGGCATAAACTCGTTCCTCCCTTCTATTAAAATGTTCTATATGAAAGCATTTCTGCAATCATTCAAAGACGCTCCCAGATATAATCTGTTTTCCCACTTACTTCATCATCAATATCGTACCATTCATCATTTGGGTTTAGATCTGTTGGATCTGGAACTTCGCCCGGTTCGTCGGCGAGATTCCAAGACAATATTTTGTGTTCGTCTATGGTTGGGACATATACCTTCCCATCTTCGCCTACAACTTCTCCGAGAACTTTTGACGTTCCGTCATCGTAATGGACAACCAATGCACCGTCTTCGTTAATCTCCATGGAGGAAATGCCTAATCCTCCACCACCGCCTCCGCGACTACCAGGAAAGAATGGAAGATCTGCCATGCCAGCACCTCCTTCTTAATACATATAGTAAATATTCACAGAAACAGCCTCTTTGAAAACAAGACTTGTAACGTCAATCTGACCATAGCCAAGCTCAAAAATGCCTGACACAATTGGGATTTCGCATCCATTGATTATTACATTTGTACCAGGATCACACTGAATTCCAATCTTTCTAATAATCATTCGATCAGAAAACGCGAGAATGCTGTTTTCGTGTTTGTCTAATTCTTGCTGTTTGAAAATGTCAAGCATATTGACATTAGCTGTTGTAGTTCCATTAAAGCTACCAAGCGTACCTTTTGACATAATTAGTTCCCCTTTCGTTATATTAAGTCAAGCTGACATAGTACAGCTCTTTCAGTGTACTGTCGTCTAACTCGTCAAGCGTGGAACCATCGAGTTCATAAAGTAGCCGATGGCGCATGATTCCGACATCTACGCTTGAATCAATATATAGACTTGCATCTTCGGGGTGGATAAAGCACTCTAATATGTCGTTGATCTCTGAAATAAGAAGGATCGTTTCTTCACACGTTAAGAACTTTTCAAGGTGTGCATCTGAATTATCTGCACTCAAAATAAATCCGTTATCGAATCTTCCAAGTGAATGCCAAATTTCATATTTTGCAGAGAACAGAAGATTCATCGCTGCCTCGCCCTGGACTAACACCATATAGAAAATATCAAACGGGTCAGTCTCAAGTAAAAGATCAGAGGACGCAGCAGCATAATTCTCCGATGACAAATCAATTTGCTCAGCAAATTTCATATCATTATGTAGTTTTTCAAGCGCTGTTTTTAACGGAACAATGTCATGAGAGTCGAGACATATTTCACTATGAAGTCTTCCAGGTGTTTTAACAAGCGCAGGGCGTATAATAGAACTCAAATGCGCTGTAACACTTTGGAATAAATTAAACGATTCCTCGCCAATCTCTATATTAGTAGCATTCAGCATACCATCTGATACTCCGCTAATAGGCTTTATACCAACTAATGATAGATCGGCTTCTATGTGATTCTCTACATCCAAGACATTAAAAACACGCTCCAAGACATCATCAATCTCTGCCTGGAGCGTGTTATCACTATTTCCGATTATGAATTTTTGCAAGCACAGATAATTTACCATTGCCTCAAGATATGTCTTGTTATATATAATAAGGCCATCACGATATGGAAGATTCTGAATAATCAGATCAAACTCAGTCAGTCTTTTCCGGAGTTTGACATTAAATACCTGCGCCATTATTTCACCCCGTTTGAATTATCAGGAAGGATTGACCAATGATAAAGTCATGCTTCCTTGTTTGATCGTAACAATTGTTGCAGTTTCAACGGAACGTGGAGTAGACAACGCATCAAATACAAGCAGATTTCCGCCTTCTTGAGAGTCATAAATAACGAAGTGAGTCATTGTTCCCCAGTTCGCCGTTGATTCATCAAACGAAATATCCGCTGTATTACTAATTACTCCGTTTGTCGGCTCCCCAAGCGTACTAAGTTCGACACGGGCATAACCTGAGCTGGACAGCGGCTCTGTTACACCAGTTCCATCTATAGCGGGTGTTGTAGAACTAAGCCCAAGGTAAAACTTTGCTGGCAGCGCTGGGGTTTTCTTTGTCCCAAAAACATTTCCCATAACCTGATTTAGAAAATATGTCGTATTCATAAATATCCTCCTTAATTGATAATACTTTTATCAATATTATTTGTAATACCTAAAATCCCCTGGCTTGGAATATCAACTTCTCCAGACATATCCTGTATGGTGATTTGATATATATACTTTCCGTATAAATTCTTTGTTTCATTCGGTATTAAAGTTACGGCCAGAATGCTTTCTATCCCATCGTCATCAGCGATAATGTCCATTTGTTTTGAAATAACAGGCGTTCCGGTTCTATTTACCGAATATACAACGGAAAAAGTAGCCCTTGCACCTGAGGCGCTAAACACCTTCCCTGTGTCGGTAAAAAGGCGAAACCGCAAATCGTGCGTCTCCCCACCAACAAAAAGGATTTCGGGCAATTCATATACTTTTGCCTGCATACTAACCTCCTATACTGACAGGAAATTCACACGTAATATCTAACTGACATTTCCCAACCACTTCAATCTGATTATCTCCGCACACCAGCTTAAAAAACTCAAAATTGAAATACGGATATAAATTGGTGCTATCATTACATGAAATTATCCCGTTCTCGTTATCCACGCTAATCTCAAGAAAATAGCTTTCTGGCATATTGCTTAGCATAAAAGTCCTGTCATTATCAGAATGGTTGATAATTTTAATAGTATTGCTACCATTTAACGTAATTTTAATTGGCGGAAAATACCCGCCACGATAGCTGCCAAGATTGTGTAGCAAGAAGTTCGTCGTACCCTGACAATTATAACTGTATGTAACCGGATACTGATAAGCAAACGGGGAATCGCATTTTACCGTACATTGGAAAGCTATTGGTAGGTTTCCAAGTTCGATCATCTGCAGATCTTCTATTCTTGCTTTGAATCTAACCTGTTCCATATCGGCCTGCTCAATCTCAAGCCACTTATATCCATCAAGAGGAGATAGCCACGAACTAATTGCTTCCCTATCCCACGCATCAAAAAAACCTTCGTTATTAGCAAATTCTTTATCAGCACCAAATACCAACTTAAAAGAAAGAGGCTCATTTTGCGTAACTCCATAATACAAAGGCTTGTAACGATGCGCTACACGATCCTCAGATACCTTTGATGGAAGCGAGAACGAACCATTTCCTGGTGATATTCCGTTTACCTCATATAATCGCAGGCAATATTCTGTGCATGGGATTCCATCATAGATAAAATAATCGCCCCAAAATGCCATAGCCCACCTCCAATCGCTTCTTTTATATTGATTCTCTCTCGGTTATCGTATCATCACTTTTATGAATATCCTGAGCCATTTTTAGCTTTTCGACAGCTTCATCTATCATCGCTATGGCCCCTCCAAGGTTTAATAGGTTTTGCCTACCCTTTGTCTCAACCGTTTCAAGGACTCGCGCAATCATATCTAATTTTTCAATTATTTCGTCCATACAATCCTCCGAATTATTCGCCTTCAAGTTTCTCAATGCGATCAACAAGGCTTTCGATACTTACCCACGACCCACTAACTTTAACACTCACATTGCCATCAATCCAAACACCATTGCCAGCAGTAAGCCCCAATCCTTCACTCGCTTTTATTCTAATACCCTTTGTAGATTCAATGATAGCGAGATCCGTTTGGTTCTTTCCATCGCTACCATACCCGGCATACATTACACCATAATCAGCAAAAAGGAACCGTGCGCCATTGATAGTTCCGCCTTGGATATATGCACCTTTAATATTCGGAGCCGCTATTAGATTGCTGGTAATCTGGGTATTTGCAATACTCTGAATCTCAGATTTTGACCATGTATAATTCCACAAACTATCAACATTGGACTGAAGATCATCTATGTCTGAATCAAAAGCTAACAAACGCTTATCTATGTCGTTTTTGACCGTAGTGATTTGTGGGTTTGTTCCTGTTTGAGATACCGTGTTCCAGTTGATAGTTGATCCGGACCCCATGGTAACATTTCCATTGATAAATACATTTCCTTGACTATCGACAGAAAATGTAGTTTTACTTCCGTTTGAAATTGTCAATCCTTTTAGATCGAGATAATCGGAAATAAACTTGTCATATCCATCCGTTCCCTTAGTTAACATAGACCGTCCTGTAAGATCCTGAAAATCAGCGGCCTGAACAATGCCAGTAAATCTGCCATTTGCGGCAACAAGCTCTCCGCTGAACTTACCATCGCATCCTTCAAGCGTTCCTTTGATATGTACGTTGCCATTCATATCCACCCAGAACCTTGCATTTGTTTCATTGATAGTATAAGCATTGTCTGTATATAGTGGATCATTGCCAATTGCGAATCCAACATTCGGATTTATGGTAATGTGCGTTCCTTTTCCGTTGTATACGTCAAATACCGCATTATAGAGCTTTGCGCCATCCCCGTCTACACGGAAAACAGCCGTACTACCATCATGTTTTTCACTCTCGAAAATACAGCTCTTTCCAGCAACGAATTTACCTATAAGGTTATCTGCAATAACACCGCTTTCAATGCCGTTCTCAGTTTTTGTTTGACCTATAGCCAAATTTGCTGTAGCCCAACCGTCTGTTGTAAACATGATCTGTCCATTATTCATCCATAGCTGATATGGTTCATACTGCGTTGTAGATCCATCTATAAATTTCCGCAGTCTGATTCCAGACTCTCCGATATCAATAGCCTGTCCACTTGTTGACATGATGCTGTTTTTCGCAAGGTCCAATGCAGACTTCATAAATGTATCAATGGATGTTTTCGCGCCACTATTTGCAAATTGACTGTAAGTCCATTTGCCAGTATCAATAGTTTTTCCAGCAGATGTAAACGAGTCTGTAAAATCATTATAGTCAAACTCCAAACTGCTTTCGTAATACTTTGAGGATAAACCAACAACAAAACCATCCAAGTTTTCAAAAGGAATTTTTACAGATACTAAATACGGAGATAAGACATTACCATCATCACGTACCCAATACAACTTTTCTCCAAGTTTAAGCCCATTTTTATATGAAACATAATCAGACATTGCAAGGAAATTGGCAATATCCAACTCGCATGAGTATGAAGGATGCGCTATCCGGTCCATAATTTCTTTACCGTAATCAAACAGATCCCATTCCACAGAGCGCTTTTCGTATGCCGTTGTACTCCGAGTAAAGTACAGATCTCCGCTGACGGTCTTAAAGGAAATCCCCGTACCAGATTTAATAATGCTGCTGATTACCTCATCGTCGATCAAATACTCATCTCTTGTATATTTTTCATACTTATCAAAAAGCTTTTGCCCACCAACAAAATCCACATACCAAAAACCATCCTGATCTCCATACTCCCCTCGAATTGCCGTGATTCCGTAATCACCAAGCATTATTCCGAGTTCAAGGTTTCTGTTGGACAGTCTTTCTCTCTCTTCACTGGACGCAGCCTTCCATGATTTTGCATTGACATACATCTCATGGATAATGTTGTATATCTTCCGCTCTTCTACTTCCACATTCTCAAATCCAGATTCCACAATATTAGTCCCTACCCCATTTACAGAAAGGCTTGCGCTTGAAAACAACTCATTATTGACCGTGCCATCTGCAAGATTTGCGGTAAATAAAACATTGTAGTTTTCAGAAGATCCCACTCCACATGACAAAGATGCTTTTACGATATTTGCTGTAAGCGCAAATCCGTTCATAGCACACTCAAATACTCCGCCCGTAATGGAATACGTTTTCTTTTGACTTTCGTCCTCTGTTAACTCAATATGAGAATTAGATATGTTAAAGATAGTACCATTAAGCTGTTTTGTCTCGCCAACGCTGGCGAACGTGTCAACATCTATTGAAACAAAAGAATCCTCAGTCAGCGAGTCTTCTTTGATATAACGATCAATGATCTTATACTCCGCATCCGTAAAGAATGATTTAATATCACAGATCTGGTTAATCTGTTTCATGCTCTCTGCTACGGCTTCAAGATCCGATTGTATTTGAGAAATTTCATTTTCCTTATTTATAATTTCTATCTTCTTTGCCGCAATATTACTATTTGCAGCGTCCAAATCGTCTTGTGTTTTAAGTTCCTGTGCAATTGCTTGAATCGTCACGGCCTGAATGTTTTCCAGGCTCCTTAGTTCTCCGTTCAGTGTAGTCAGTACTGCATTTGCGTTGACAAGCTGAGAGGTTTTCAACGCTTCGTCTATCGTTAGATTGTAGTATCGTCTTTGGTATGCCTCAAATGTATTTTTCCAACGATAGTATTTTGTAATCATGCTCTGACTGAAGTTATCCGTCGTCATAAAGTAATCAAGGTTAATGATATTCGTTGTCCCCATTGGATTAACGCTACGGATATCTACACCATCAGCACCATATATATTAAGACTTGTAACAATCCCCTCTGCATCTTCGGTTATCTCAACCTCTTTAATTAAATTAGTAAGGCTAAAAACAACTGGTGCAATAGCCGGTTCATTAGTAATATCACGCACATAAATTTGACGCTCGTATGTATCAAAGTCGAAAACACAACCATATGAGTCTTGCAAATCTGACTTCATAAAGTTATATATATTTTTATCTCCACTACTATCAAAGGTTCTATACTTATCAATTAAAGACGAATCGACCATACCAATCCCCCAGGATGGCATAAGATCTAAGATCATACCAAGGATTGTACTATTTGGCGAAATCGGATTCCATAAATTATAAGTACCTTCTTCAAGTACAAATTTCTTTTTCGTTAGCTCGTATTCTAAAGATTGAGCCGTACAGCTTTTTATTTCTTTTACTCCATCATTAACAATCTTCGGGTTCAACAAAACAAATCGCCCGTAGTTTTTCAAGTTGATTATTCTCATTCCAACAACAAGATCGTAAAATGGAGTTTTCTTGCCATCTACCCAAGCAGGGAGGTCAAATGATAATGTTGAAATCTCGTTATAGCTAAGCTCAACCTCCACATTAAAAGCGCTTTTTAATGTACCAATTGGTGTATCATCAAGATTCTGCAAAATAAGTAGTGGCTGTTCTGTGACATCGACTTTCGCAAAATCAATTATCATCTTTAACCTCCATAGTTATTCAAAATGGGCTGTGAAGTCCGGGAGATTTGCTCTCTCCTTTTTCTTCACAGCCCATGACACATATTAACGGAGCATCCTACTTTGAACGCTATTAGTAAGTCCCCTTCGCTTCTTGGCTGTAATCAGTTGATCTATAGTATAATCAGAATAGTATTTTGCATATTGTTTCATACTTTCTTCACTCATATCCTGCATATTGAACGTATTCTCAATATGGATATCTCCACCGGTAGAGTTATCAACGTTACTGTTGTTATTGACAACAGACTCTACAGCACCCATAGCATCAAAAGATCTGCCCGTTACCAGCCTCACAAAGCTGTCTACCATTCCTAACCCCTTAGTCTTGATCTTATCTATAAGGCTATTAGTCTGCGCCTCTGTAAAGACGCTTTCTCCTTTTTTCAGAATGGCCGGGACTTCATCATTCTTAAATATTCCAGGCTTTTCGCCCACTGTCCCGCCTTTATGGTAAATATAGCTCTTGTACTTATCATAAAGCTTCTCCCCGCCGATCTTGTCAACATACCAGACTCCGGATTTTTCATCACGGATAGCATTAACGCCGTATTGGGACAACATAGCGCCCAATGTCAGATTTCTTTTGTTCAACTGCTCGCGCCCTGCTTCATCGGCAGTATGCCATGCATTACTGTTGTCGTGCATCTCTTTGACGAT